TTATAATGCGGGGTCTAGGGGTGATGTTGTCATAACGCTGGCATTACTCGCAAAAAGTGCCTCTGCGCGCCCTCCGGCTCCGACGTCAGCGGAGGGCATCCAGCGACCATAAACCTTGGCGATCATGGTCCAGTCTTTGTGGCCCATTTGCTGGGCAACCCACATTGGGTTTTCGCCAGCGCTGAGCATCATCGAGGCGTACGTGTGTCGGCTCTGGTAAGGGCGCCTCCACCGTACGCCTGCTTTTTTCATAGCAGGAACCCAGATCACTCGGTAGATGTAGCCTGCATGCCGCCATGGCTCGCCAGTGATTGTGTTCAGGAATACGTGCTTTCCGGCCAGAAAGGTCAGCTCCTTCTGCTTGAGCAGTGCCTCCCTTGCAGGGCCAAGTAGCTTAACCGTTCTCCGGCTTGAGGCGGTTTTGGTCGACTCGGGAACCTTGGCTGCCCTGGTCTTGGCCCGGACAATTCGGATCTCACCAGCGATCCAATCGATATCCCCCCATTCCAGCGCAATCAGCTCGCTAGGACGAAGCCCCGTCCAAAAGGCGAACTGAAGCTGCGCCCATGTCTCTCCTCGTGATGCCTTGAGCAGAGCTTCTTGCTCTTCGCGGGTGAACGGGTCCACATCGTCCTCTTCTTTGACCTCCTCCCGATTCTTATATGCCCATCCAGAAAGCGGATTTGTCTCAATGATTTCGTCCTCTACCGCATCATTGAGAGCTGACCGAAAGCAGGTCTGAACAGTGGTCAGCCTCTTGTTCGACACTTTGTACCCGGAGAACTGATCTTTGATCACCTTCTTGTTCAGCTCTCCGAGCGAGAGACTCCCGAACATTGGCTTGAGCACCGACCTGATGATCGAACGGTACAGGGCTGTGGTGCTCGATTTGAAGTTCTGCGTCTTCCGCTCCAGCCATTCGTCCAGGTAGATACCGATATTCTGGTTCGAGCTGGTCCTGGCGAACTGGGCAGCGCGCTTTGATCGCGGGAATGTAGCTGCGTAGTCGAACGTTCCGTTTGAAATGGCGTACTCGATGGCAGCTTTGTGTTGCTCGGCCTTTTTCAGGTTAGCGGTGGTGGGCTTGAGCTGGACCCGTTCCCGGCACCGGACGCCCTGGTATTGGAATGTGATTTCGATACTACTTGAAGACGCGGGCCTGACGCCTCCCCCATCTCTACCCATGAGTAATACCCCTCAACGTCAATTAGGATTCTTCCATCCGGCGCTTTGCGCCAGACCATGTGCTTCGGCCATTTGCCGTCACGGATTTTGGTCCTTATGGCGTCGGGTGTGTAGCCGGATTCGCGAGAGAACTGTTCTACGGTCTTGTATCGGACCATGTTAGGGCCTCCTCAGGCCGTGAAGTGGTGCCCGACCTTCGCCGCGCGGGCGGCTTCCTCGGTGCGGAACATGAGCTGGGTTTTGCTGGTTCTGCCCCAAGCGTCATACTCGACATCGACCCACCAGGCGCCGAACTTGCGGTACGGCTCGCCGAGGATCTTCGTGACGTAGCAGTCGATCAGGTTCATGGATGGTCTCCACGCCGCCGGTGGCGGCAGGTTGGCGCTCAGTCGCAGCTGCTCGAGCTGGAGCCGCTATCGCTGGAACTGCTGCTGTCGCTCGACGAGTAGCTGCTGCCGCTGTCGTAGCTGCCGTAGTCCCGACTGGCACACGAACTGCTCGAGCGAGCCGGCTCGTAGCTGTCCGCCAGATGTATGGGATGCATAGGGCTGATTGGGCTCATGGGGTTGAGCGGGTCGAGCATCGGGTCTTGCCGGCCGGATGCCGGGCTGTGGCCACGGGCATACCCGGTCGGGCCGAGCGCGGCGCGTTGTGCCGGCTTCTTCTTGCGCTTGAACAGGCGGGCCAAGAAATTGAGCATGAGTCTCTCCATGCCCGCGCATGTCGGCGGGCTTGAGTCGTTGGGGATGGGGGAAGTTTCGGCTTAGCCGCAGCGGATGCGCGGGGAGTGGAACGTCTGCGGGCGAGCAGGGCGGACGGCTTCGAAGTAAAGCTTCCACATGTCGTCCCAGGCTTCCTTCATGGTGGTGCCCTGGCCGGTCACTCCCATACGTCGGCACCACCAGGAGCCGTTCCAGTAGGTCATTCGCGCTTTCATGATCGCGGTCCCCTGCAGATCAGATAGGCCATGTAGGCGAGGGCGATCATGCTGCCTCCTGGATGCCGACCGGCTCGGCACCATCGGCAAGAAGCATGCGCATGCCGATCTCCTTGGCGATGTGCACCTCCAGGCGAGCGCCGCGCGACCGCGACCAGCCCGGCAGCAGCATCATGGCTTCGCAGGTCGATAGCCGGCCGATATCAAAACGAAGGTAGTCTGCCCACTCGGCGCCTTCGACGTGGCCGTGCTCGGCCGGGTTTTCAACGTGCCATCCCTCAGCGCGCATCACCGCCGCCATGGCGTGGAACGCCGGGAAGTTGAACTCAGGCAACCCGGTCATGGGGCCGGCGATATAGACGCGGTTGGCGCGGTCCTCGGTGAGAAGGACGGCGCGTTCCGTGCTGGTTACGTTCGTTTGGCTCACAGCTGATACCTCTCATCAATCCAGCGCCCAGGCGCCAGAGCGGGTGTAGGTTCGGGTTGGGTTTCGTGCGGGGAGAGCTGGCGCTGGCTTTCCGCTACTTGCGGGAGCCATACCTTCACGCAGCTGATCGAGTCATTGCCAAGCGACCCCATCACGTAGCAGACGACGCCCCGCGGCTTGTCTTCGAAAGTCCAGACGCCTGAAGGCAGTTCGTTTGCGCTGGCGCCGGTGGCCAGCAGCAGGAGGCAGAGGGCGAGGCGGGTCATGACTTGAGCGCCTCCATACCCTGGTCGATCGCGCGGTCTAGCGCGTCGTTGGCAAGGATGTCCTCATGCTCGGCGTAGCCGCAGATGATGGGCGGCATGTTGTATTCGCTGGTGAGATCTTCCTGGCCGTCAGGATCGCGCAGCCAGCGGTACCGATCTGCGTCTGCTCGGAGGGCGCGGACCTCTGCAATTAGGGTCAGCACAGTTTCAGGATTGGCGCTGGCGATGAATTCGGCGTCGGGGTTCTGGGGAATACCGCAAAGACCGGTCCCCCACCAGCAGACCACCTGGCCATCTGCGGTGTCGATTCCGGGGTTTGTGGAGCGATCTGAGCTGGCGAACTCCATGCCATCCGCATGGACAATCCATGGCCCTGTACTGGCTGCACGGGCTTTCTGCTCAAGGCTTTCAAGGTCGATACGCGTTTCTTCAGGCACGAGGATTCCTTGGCCGCCATATCGCGGCAGTGAATAGAGGGGAGAGGGGTTACAGCGGAAAGAGTACGGATGTACTCCTGTCAGGATTCGGCGGCGATCAACGCGGTTTGGCCGCCACACGCATCGCACGCGCGGTCAGTTGGTTGCTCAGCCTGGCATGCTTGGCACGACCATGTTGGCGAGCTTGGTCCTGCGCTGGCGGATAGGAATTTGCTTACCTTTTGTGCATGATCCATAGCCTCATATGCCCTATCCCTTATGGGTCCTGACGTGGCGAAATCGTCCTCCCGGGCAAGGCGCAGCAAATCACCGGTTATGAGGCGGAGTCGATTGCAGAAACCTGTCAGCAGAGCCTGCGCCTCGGCCAGCTGGGCGCGCAGCTTGTCCTCGATGCCCTGGCTTACGCTGTCCAGAAACTCGCCAGCTTCGTGCAGCCGCCGGTTTTCGTCGCGTAGCCGCTCAACCTCGCCAGGATCGGCGACGGTGGCGCACAGGTGACCATCATCGCGGGAGTTGCGCGCCACTCGAACGAAGAGGTGGGCATTCCATGATGTGCTGATAGCCGCCCACTTCTTCATGGCTGCGGCTCGAGCGCCGGAACCGGCGAACATCAACTGATCAATCTGGGTGTCATCGAACACAATCAGATGTGGGCATTCTTCAGGAATGGCCAGCGCGCCCTGGCGCTGCTCGACTGGCTTGCTGCTTTCCGTGATCGGTCCGACTGGCGTTACTGGTAGGCCGGTAGCCGCCGCATCCCTCTCTGCCTCTTCTTTGGTCCACCAGATGGCAGTACCAACCATCCAGGCTATTGGCTCGGGGGGCTGCGGGGCTGGCTTGGACAGAAGTTCGCGCAGCGTTTCGAGCGCGTGACGGCGGGATACGTTAATGACTTCACCGCTCGGCTCGCGGGATGCTGACTGGATAAGGCTACGCGGCACGCTGACCATCTCTGTGTTGCTGGATCGGTTTTCTGTGGGCATGGGATAGTCCGTGTTCATATTTCGGCTTTGCCGGTGTCGATCAGCCGGAGTTCGGTGACCTCGATTCGCTGCGCACCATCGGTGATTGCCCAGCAGGGCAGGTCGAGGTGTTGGAAGGTGCCGCGATACGCTCGGTAGGCGCCCAGAGCAGCTTTCCGGAAGCAGTCTGAGGCGACCTTTCCGATCACCATCGGCTTACCCCCCCCCTGTAAGTTGCAGATCGAACACTGTGATCTTGTCGATGCGCTTGGCGGCCGCACGTATAGTGTTTGGCGAAAGCCTGAACTCTTCGGATACCTGGGCGACGTGCTTTGATTGCAGGGCATCGTGAATTTCCTGATCGCGCTGGCCGTTTCGCAGGCCGGCATAGATGACTTGCATGGGAAAGCCTCCTGGCCTGCGCGGCCTGGTGCGTTATCGTTGAATAGGGGAAGGCGCTGGCGGGCAGCGCCGGAGGGTCAGGGGCAGTTGTTCGCGCCGCAGTTCTGGCAGTCGTTGAGGAATCGGCCGTCCCAGCTGATGAAGCGGCCGCAGCCGTGGCAATTGAGCGGTCGCTCCCAGGGCTTGCGCTGCTTCCTCGGTACCGACATTTCGATACCGGTACCGCGCAGGGCCTCCTTGATATTCACGTCCCGCTTGTGCACCAGGCGCCGGGCCTTGGCCTCGAGGTAAGACAAGGGCCAGATCACCGCTTCCTCTGGCGTGTTGCCGATCGCCTCGGCAACCTCAAGCGTGAGGTGGTGTGCCTTCTCGAATCGGTACGTGTGGCCTATTGGCCACCTGGCCAAGGCAATGTCGTTCCCGTTCCAGTGCCCAGGGATCTGCAGGACAACAGTGCATCCCGGGCTCAGCTGATCGCGGGCTTCGTCCAGGCTGATGTACTGGTGGTCGACGCCGAGATGTGCGCGGGCATCGACGTAATCTTTTGGCCAGGGAATGTCTGTTTCCCGATGGCCACATGCTTGTTCTTGGGTGAACAGTTCGGCCTTGTCGAGGCTGGTGGTGTAGCCGCCACCCAAGGCCCAGAACATGAGGCCGTCGCCGGTGTTGCTGCGGCTGTCCTGAAGGTAGAACTGGCTCATTGGGCGCTCCTTGATCAGGCCGCTTTGCGCTGGTTGAGCACGCGCTGGCGGGCCGTTTCGTAGTCGCTGCTGACGATCTCAACCAGACCGTCGACATCGCCGTCAGCCGCCTTGCTGCCCAGGTTCAGGTACACGGTATCGCAATAGGTGAAGCACACCCCGCCACTGAGCCAGATGCCGCCGCGCTCGACGCCGATGGCATCCCACATTTCGTCGCGGTCGATATCGTCCGGGCAATGTGCTTTCCAGAGATCTTCCAGGCGCTGGTGCTCAGCTTTCTCTGCCACGCGCACCTCTTTGTCCGTGCCCTTGGCATGCTTGGGCGCCCGGCGCAGCGAGCGGTAGCCGTATTCGTCAGGGCGGCACCAATGCACATCCAGATCGCGGCTGGCGCTGAGCTTGATACCGCCGACGTAGTTGCGGGAGCCGCTGTACATCGGCGAGGCGTCGGCGCCGAAGGCTTCGCCCAGCTTCTTGCGCTGAGCGTTCCAGGCCGCTTTCTTCTCGTCCCAGGCGCGCACAGCGGCCAGGACCTTTGGCGATTCGGTCTTGTAGAAATAGCTCATGGTGTTTCCTTGTTCAGGCCTGCAATTGCAGGCAGTCATGCCAGCGGTACCCACCATGACGGCGGCGCCGACCTTCAATGCAACGCTGAATTGAGCCGCGGTGGAAGCCATCCTCCAGCGCCTGCCGAATGCTCGGGTACCAAAGCGAAACCGGGCCTGTGGTGCTTTCTGCTACCACTGGGCGCACGCGTTTCAGCAGTACCCGGCACGCATGGATGTTGTTCTCGGCAGACGAGGCCCACTCCAGGTTTTCCCTGCAGTTGTTGTCCTTGGCTCCGTCAATGTGATTCACGTGAGCTAGGCCCTCAGGATTTGGAAGGAAGGCCTCTGCCACTAGGCGGTGGGCATAGACGTTGGTCCGCTGACCGTTGTGGCAGAGCACCAACTTCATGTAGCCGCCCCGGTCGGCAAACTGCTTCAGCAGACGCTCAGGCACTCGACCTGCGCCCCGGGCTACCGATTTGACCTGGCCTTCGGAGCTGACCAGGTAGGCTGACTCGAAGCCGAGAATCGGCCTCCATTCTGGATGCATGGATTATCTCCCAAGCATGCGCCGCCCTCCGTGGCCGGATGCGGCATGGTGGCAATTTGGTTCGGGATGGGGTATTACGAAGGACGATCGATTTCGTCGTCGGCGTCCTGATCTGGATCTGAAATGATCTTCCGCACGCTGGCATCGTTGAATGCCTGCACCACGTTTTCACTAAGCAGGATTTCGTGGCGCACCATGAGGAATTTGCTCAGCTCATCGTCGCTCATGGCGTCCATCTTCAGGATCGCCATCTGAAGCACCTCGTTTATCTGCATGCCTTTGGATCGCTCGCAGATCCGGTCCATCGCCTGATGGATGCCCGGGCGTACCCGATGCCTCAGAGCCTTCTCATCGAACTTGATGCGCTTCCGCTCAGCGTTGTCATTACGCTGCTGCTGCGTCAGAGCCATCATCGCCTCCATTGCGCACAAAGCGGGTGCCCGGGGCGTACTCCAGCAGGTCGCACACCCGGTTGATGATCTTGAGCGCCGCGTCGAACACCTTGGCGTCGTCCGGCTCGCGGGCCAGGCGCTTCATGTTCGGCTGGTGCTCCAGGCAGACCTTGTCGACCAGGCGCCGGGCCAGCCTGCGCAGGTGGTCGGCGCTGTCGTGCTCGCGCAGGCTCAGTGCAAAGGCCAGGGCCACATCGTCAGGCCGGTACTGGCCGCCGCTGCGGGTGTTGTACAGCTTGCGTACCGGCTTTCGAAGAGGGGAGACAATTGCTTGCGCCATGGTTGACCTCCTGTAGGCCACTGGGCGGTAGGTTTAACTGCTCACGCCGCCTGTGCAGCTGCAGCGATCGGGTGATTCTTCGGTTCATGCGATAACTCCATGTCGCAGTCGTGCCAGCCCCCGAGCCACCAGGCGCTGTCGACCGACATCTCGGGGTGAGGCTGATACGCCCGGCAGCGACCGGAAGCACGAGCGGTCCGGCCTTGGTAATAGGGGAGTGGGTGGATTTTTTCAGGCTTCACTCTTGGCATGGCTATGCACCTGCGAGAGGGTGGAGCGGGGCGAACGGGATATCGTCGTCGAAGTTGTCCGGCGGCGCGGCCTGCTGGCTCTGCTGTCCGTAGTTGTCATTCTGGTTGTAGCTGTGCTGCTGGCGAGGCTGCTGACGCTGTTGCCGCTGCTGTTGAGGCGGGCGCTGCTGTTGCTGCTGGCCGCCGCCCTGGCTGTCCTGTCGGCCGCCCAGCAACTGCATGGTGCCGTTGATATCGACGTGCACCTCTGTGCTGTACCGCTTGATGCCGTCCTTCTCCCATTCGCGGGTCTTGAGCTTGCCTTCGATGTAGCACTGTGAGCCTTTGCGCAGGTACTCGCCGGCAATCTCTGCGACTTTTCCGAACAGCACGACCCGGTGCCATTCGGTCTTCTCGACCTTCTGGCCGGTCTGCCTGTCGTTCCACGATTCACTGGTGGCCAGGCTCAGATTGGTGACCGCGTTGCCGTTGGGCAGGTAGCGGACCTCTGGGTCCTGGCCGCAGGTTCCGACCAGGATTACCTTGTTGATGCCCCTCATGCCGCTTTACTCCTAAGCTGTTTTTCGAAGCCGTCGACCAACAGCTTGAATTCCCATAGGTCCTGCTCAAGCTGTTCGATGTAGTCGTCATCGCGCTTGAATTCGCGCCACCAGAGCTGGCGACCTACGGGCTTGAGGAGGGGGCAGTACATCCCGATGTGCCACCACTTGCGGCCGGTGATCCACATGCAGCCCTGCACCTGGTCAATGACATCACTCGCGTCGTTGTCGATGTGGAAGGCGCGTAGCTTGTCCGGCGCCAGGAAGCACTTGTACTCGCTTCCGCCGTCTTCACCGATGAAGCCGTCCGCGCTGGCGCCGAACGAGCCGTCGTCTGTTTTGACCAGACCGACCTGCGTGACGATCAGGCCTGTCTGGATTTCGTGCTCCATCCGCGCCTCCGGCTCCAGTTCATGACCGCGGCGCATCTGCCAGGTCTCGAACCCTCCATCGAGCGGGGCGCCCCCGATGCGCTCGACGGCAAGCTCGAAGGCGTAGGTGAGTGCGGCATTCGATGGTTCGCCTACCGTTTCGCCGTCCAGGGCTCGCTGCACAACCTCGGCCTTTGGCCCGGCCTTGTAGCCCGCCAGCTCCATCGCCTTGGTTTCGCCAAGGCCGGCAAGCATGGCGTCGACGTACTTCTTCTGCTGGGCGTTCAGTCCGTTAACCCGTGAGCGGGCGGTGCTGAACATGCTGGCGGTGATCACACCGGCGCGGGCCTGCAGCCACTCGGGTGAGCCCTGGGTGCAATTGACGATAATCATGGGTTGGCCTCCAGTACTGTTTTCCGTTTGGTCACGGCGATCTTCACCGTGTCGTAACCTGCCTTGTCGCCGCTGGCCTGCAGGACCTTCAGCGAGGCTTGCCAGACATCCTTGAGCTCGTCGGGATTAGCAGCCGCTTCGACCTGAGCAAGAATGTCGGTGACCGCTTGGGCTCGCGCTTCTGCGGTATTGGAGCCATCCGAGGATTGCGCGTCGTCGTCCCTGACGTCGCCGGTTGTGATGTTCAGCAAGGCGCACATCACGTAGCGCTTGCCGTAGGTGGTGGACGAGCCGACCGCTTGAACATCGTTCCGGCCTTTGCCGATGTCGGCCGGCAAGGTCATGGTTGTCTGCTCGCGGTGTCCGTCGCGGTGCATCAGGATGCCGGTGACGCTGATCGACTTGTCCTGGTTCTCCACCTTGAAGGTGATCGCGAACCCGTGCCGCTGCATGATCGGCTTGACGACTCGGGTGATGTCGTCGAGCGTGGCGTAGGCGTTGCCGGTGTGCAGATTCACCGCCGCTTCGAACACGGTCGGGATCTCGCACTGCATCTGGGCCATACCTGCGTTGAAGGCTGCCTCAGCTGTCTTGGCCTGCATGCGTTCATGCATGGCCAGAAGCCGCTCCATCTTCTCGATGTCGCAGGCTGGATCGGCAGCTGCTCGGCTGATAACCGCCATGATGCTGTTGTCGACGGGGCCGGGCGCAGCCGCTGCCTGGCGGCGCTGTTCCGGCACAATGATTGCGCTGGTCATGGTCTGTGCCTCAGTAAGTAATGGCGATGTTGGGGATCTTGCGCTGGGCAATCAGGGTGATTGCCTGCTTGGCGCATTCCTCGGTCATGCCGCCAGCTACGAAGGCCTCCAGGGCGGCGCGGTTGATGCTGGCCCGGTGCGCCTTGTCGCGCTCGCGGGCCTCTTGCTGGCGGAGGATCTCGGCGGCAGCGGCATCAGCGCGGCGACGTTCTTCCTGGCGGGCCTGCTCTGCTGCTTCCTCTTGCCGGCGTGCGGCCGCCTGACGCTCCTGCTCCATCCGCTGCTCGGCGGCAACGCGATCGGCTTCAGCCTGAACCCGGGCACGTTCGGCTTGCTCCGCCTGCAGCTTGAGCTGGAGACGCTGGTTCTCGGCTTCGCGCTCTTGCGCAGCGGCCTGGTCAAGCAGCTCCTGCTCACGGCGGGCTGCCGCTTCGCGCTCCGCTTGCTGCTGCTGGGCCACGCGCTGGCGCTCAGCCTCGACAGCGGCTTCCTGCGCTGCCCGGATACGGTCTTGCTCGGCGCGCTCTTCCTCTGCGCGGCGAAGGCGGGCCAGCTCAGCTTGCTCAGCTTCGCGTTTTTGATGCTCATCGAAGGAGGCTTGTAGCTTGACCAGCGCCGTGGCTTTTGCGCGATGAGCTTCGGCCTCGAACTCCTCGAATTTCTCGTCGACGATGATCTTCTCTTCGAGCTCTCTGAAGAGAAGTACGAACGGCTGTGGCTGGCCTCCGATCAGGCCAAGTCCGCAGTCTTCGATATGGCGGATCATCGAGTTGTGCTTGTCGACCCGGGCATCTTCCGCAGCCTGCCAATCAGTGAGCGGCTGCCGAACCTCGTCGCGCAGCGCGTCCATTTTGGTCACGAACTCGCGAAGCTCAGCCTCGACCACCTTCGGCATTTCCTTCAGCCGGCGCAGGTAGTCGCGGCCCGGCTTCTCGACAGCGGTCTTCGACTTGCTGACCTTGGCGGCCAGGCTGGCGATGCGTTCGCGGCCCTTGCGGGTGGTCAGATCGGGCACCTCACCTTCGATCTCGCCCTTCACCAGGTCGATGAATTGCTGCAGGCCGCCGGCCACGTAGATGGCCGGGGCGTTCGCCTCGCTGATCTCTTCGATCGCGATCAGTTTCTGTTCTGCGGACATTGGAAAACCTCGCGCCAGGCCGGCGCCGTCAGTTGGAATAGGGGAATGCCAGGTCACCCAGATTGGAGGTGCCGCCCAGGCCCTGGCTGCGGTGGATGGTTGCGCGCTCTCGCCGCTTACGCTCCCGCAAGGGGTACGGTTATCCCGAAGGCCCGCCGTGCGCCGGGTGTGTATTCAGGAAGTGATGCTGCCGGCCAGTGCGCTGGCGAGCATGAAGAAGGTGCAGGCGAAGAGCATGGAGAAGGAGCCGCGCAGGATGTAAAGGCGCTTGGCTTTCTGGTAGCTGGTCATGGTTTCACCCCGGAAGGCTTGGCTTAGGGATGCGCTTGAAGTTTTGAACTGGCTGGAGCTTTGAGACGCCATACCAGTGGCACTGCGGGTTCTTCGCGATCGAACGCATGGAGGCAAGAATGCACTCTTTGTGCATTGACCCTCGGAACCCACCGCCCAGATAATGGCGCAGCCGCTCATTGAACTTGATCAGGTCAAGGTTGCTGTGGAAGTAGCGTTCGCTCATGCCCGCACCTCATAGGCGAGGGTGCACATGCCGCAGAGGTAGGCCCGGCCCGACCAAGCCGCCGGGTTCTCGATGTGAGCCATGCGCGCCTGATTCATGGCGTCCTCCATGGTCAGGCCCTTGAACACCAACAGGATTCGATCGTCTGGCACGGCCTGGGCGACCTCGGCCACCTGGTCGTCGATGATCGATGGAAAGATCGGCGTAGTCATGCAACCTCCTTGCGCCCATCAACGATCTTGTTGAGGCGCCCGCAGTAGTGGTTGAACTCTTCGATGGTGATGCGCTGGTCGGCCATCATTTCGGTTAGTTGCTTCTGGATCATCACGGACCAACTCACCGGGGTTGATGGGTCGGCCAGCGCTTCTAGTTCGTTGTCGAGCAGAACGTGGGGGCTCATAGGCGCGCCTCGTCTGCCTCGTACTGCAGGCCCTGCTCGGCGTATTCATCAAGCATTGACTCAGCGATCTCGTAGAGCTTGCCGTTGACGTGGTCGCTTGGGCCAAGGATGTCAGGGACCATGCTTTTCACTGTGCCACCGGCCTGCGCCTGAAGCAGGAGGAGGGCCAAGGCGTTGAGGTCGTCCTTCTCAGCCTCTTGCAGAGCGCGAAGGTGCTCGGCCACCTTGGCCACGAACTGGTCTTGGCGGACGCCAACCGGGCCACCAAAGCGCTGCGGGATCAAAACGTCGCAGCCGCCAACAAGGCTTTCCGCGTTGTTCTCAATCCACTGCTGCGCCGCTTCCTGATGCGCCGAGTCGTCTTCCGGCTCAGCATGGTCATACCGCCATTGTGCTGCTCGAAGTGCGCCCATGGTCGCCTCCAGTTACGGTTGGGATGCTCGATAGCGCCGCATGAGGCCTTTCGTCAGGCGCTTCATGATTCGCGGGTATCGGTCGGGGTGATGAAGTCGGCAGTAGAGATGCTCCCTGCCATAGCCTTCGTGATCGCAGTAGTCGCAATCGCAGTGCTTTTTGAGCAGCGCCCGCGCCTCAGCTGCGCATGCGGCGCGCAATGTGAACCAGCGGCGACCGCCGCCACGGAAGACGGCAGCAGTCTCGACTGTGACGGTCATGGCCTTCTCCGTGGTCGCGCTTTGACTGGTGGGTACTTGGCGACCTGATTTGCTTCGTGCTCATGCAGCCTCAAAAGAGCTGCGCATATCACCGGGTCGGCATCTCTGCTATCGCAATAGAGGTCCACGCGGGTCTTGATCTCGCCAAGCCTGTGGATTCGGTACGCGATATGCGCATCTTCCGCGCTGTCAAAAATCCCGATACTTGTGGTCTTCCCGAAGCTTTTGTACCTAGCCCTGAAGCTCTTCCCATGCATATGAACCCCCATGGGAAGATTTCTGTTTTTCGTCGAGAGATTGGCTAGTAGAGAGTTGATCCATGGCGGTACGAACAGGCAGGTTTCAGGGCTGTAGATCTTGTTCCCGATGACCAGCAGGTCTTTATCGAGAACCATCCCATCCCAACGCTGGGAGTCCATCCAGCTCTTGAAACCGGAGAACCTGAGCCATTCGGGATCAACCGGGCAGCCTTGATAGGTTGGATGCTGAGCGAGATACCGTGGCGAGTAGCAGCGCTCAAGCATGTGACCCCAGGTCCTGTAACGCTGATCGTCAGTGCAGCCATGGCCGCCCCAATCCCCGTCATTGATTCCTACGCCATGGACTAGAGTTCTCATTTCTTCGCCTGTCCGGTTGGTGGTGGGTTACTCGGTGGGATCGGCTGGCAGAGGGTGCCAGTGAGTGGTGATCGGTCGGGCGACTTCGCCGGGACCGTCAGCACAGGTTTCAATGTGCTGGCAGGATTCCTCGGCCTCGTACCACGCGCCGCCTTCGGTATCGCTCGAATCCGCCTGCCAGCAGTCCAGCTCGGCAGCGAAGCAGTTCCAGTTCGGCCACTTGCGCCACACCACGACGACCTGGCCGTCTGCCGGCTTGGCGTCGGCGCATTTGATCCAGCCGCTCATGGCTTCACCCGGGCGGCGAGCATTGCATCCGCCATGGCGTAGGAGATTTCAGCGACGATGCGCATTTGCTCGCCTGAGCTATCGCCGGTTTCGTCCAGTTCTTTCGCCTGCCATGCGTTGGCCAAATAGCCGTTCATGGCCTTGGCCGCAAAGTAATCGCGGGTCGTCAGCCCAAAGCAGGTGCCGTGCCCGCCGTACTCGCTGGCTTGCACGGGGAAGGCTGGCTGCTCGCCGGCCTCTGTTGGTTGGCACTCGAAGCAGATACCGCCGACCTGCTCGGATTCTTCGATGCAGCTTGCACAGTGCAGGCATCGGCCTACGCCAGATGGTTCTGGTGGCTGGTACATGGGTTGTCCTCATGACCGCATTGGCCGGATGCCAGGCGCAGTGACCAAACTGGGCGTGAAAAGCCAGCCTGGCACCCGCCAATGCGGTCGTATGTGAAGGGAAGGGGATGCGGGATGCATCGGAAAGCGCATGGCCGGTAACGACATTTGATCCGGACGATTCCAAGCGCTTTCCGATGAACCCCGCTAAAGGAACATCGGGCCTGCCTTTGGCTCACTGCAGGCTGGTGATTGAGATCCGCTGGTGGAACAGCGGGTGCCGCGCTCGAAGCTACCAACATCGAGCGTTTCCCGTTGCTGATACCCGCCGGGATTAGGGTCGAGGGGTAGGTTGCTCGGGAGAGCAGCCTCACTGATCAGCTCAGTGTTTAGGTGCAGGCGGTGAGCGCTACCTCACATGCATCTGGTCTGGCCGGGTAGGCCCCGGATTCGCCTGCGTGTACGTCGATTAAGGTTTACTTTGGTGCGCCTTAAGCTGCATAAGGCTCACGTTGATGCGCTTTAAATCGATGAAAACTGCATCGGGGTGTGATCTTGTGGTCAATCGCCACTTCGGGTTTCACCCAGGCCAGCAATCCACGACTGGTCCGGTAGGCCGGAGTTACACCGGCCCGCTCATTGCGTTTTATTGACTGGGCTGCGCTACCAGCCGCTGTCACCTTTTCAGGTCGCGCCCACTGGATTGAAGATCACACTCCGATGCAGCCTGCGATGGAGAGCAGGGCATCGGGCCGTCTTTCCGGCTGTCAGGGGATCAGTCGACGCCGATCTTTCCGCCGCCTGGCTTGGCGATGGTCTTCAGCATCTCGCGTTGCAGCTCGCCAATCGCCCACGCCGCGGCCATCACTGCAACGTCTCGGCACATCGCGCCCTTGACGTTGAAGCCTTCGACGCTGATGCCGTCTTTCGTGATGGTGACGCGCCCGGTCTTTGTGATCTTCATCTCGTCATCGGTGCAGTACATGCTGCCCTCCAGGGCGGTTGATTATCTGGTCAGCCACCGAAGGCCTTCGCGCATAGCAGACTGCAGATGGTTCCGCAGAGCCGCTTGAAGCAGCTCGCTACCCTCGGCCTTGCTGATGGCGTCGCAGATATCGCGACCCTCTTTCGTGTCTGGCTTGAACTTCACTCTCACTATTCGCATAGCTATCTCCAGTGGATTCCCCCTGATGCGCCCCGCTTGAGGCGCACCGGGCAATCGTCTGCTCAGTTTAAGTAACGCCGCTCAAGTGTGATCTTCTCCGCTTGAGGTACCGGCGAAACGTTGTACCGATAGGCGTCCGTGGTCTCGTCGATCACGAAGTTGAAGCGGTGGGCAAGCTCGCGAAGTGCCTCAAGCGAGATTGAAATGACCAAGCCATTGAAGCTGGTCGAGACTGTGTCGACCCCGGCAGTTTTGAATACATCGCCTGGGTTGCTGCTCCAGGCTCCAGTGACCTCCTCTACGCTGCCATCGCGCATCTTGAAGGTTCCACCACACGCTCCACCGCTACCTGCCGAGCAGTAGTCGACAAGACCTTCGCTTTGGGCCAGGTAGAGCCGGCCGAATCGCTCGTAAACCAATCCTTCCTGAATCTCGTCACGGGCTTTCTGATCGCCGCGAAGCCGCATGTTCCAGCGGCGGTTGTACCAACTCAGCTCGACGCTGGTCACGGCATCTACGAGTTTCATGCTGCGTTCCTCCAGTTGATTTCCAATGCCGGCTCAGTGAACCGGCATCAGTAAATCGTTCTGTCCCATTACCGCCGGGGTGGCGGGGCGCATTGCATGCCGGGTCTTTCGTGCCTACTGGGCGTAACGGTTCGAGCCTTTCGCTCTCGATCAGCCGTACAGGGTTCTCCCTGTCGTGGTCAGCCTTTCGGGGCTGTCTGATCGCCGGTCGCCGGTAGAGGCAATGCGGTCTATTCACCAGTTCCAGAGCTGGCATGGGGATCGAATTTATTGCTCGCGCTGTGCCGTTGCCGGGATCGATCCGCGAGGTTCCCATCAATGTGTAAAGAGCGGTCGGCTTGAGGGCCTCCGCAGTCCCTGTTCGGTGACTGCGTGAAACAAAAGTAGCACTGCTGTTATTGGTGAGTCAACAGCAGTGCTGTTATTTTTTATGTGAGCCAACAAAAGCCCCTTACCTGAATACCGTGGGCGGTGGTGGCGCTCTGCTACAATGCGCCGACCAAAAACGTGGAGACTGGAATGAAAGGGATCATCGCGGTGTTAGCGGCAGCTGTTGCGCTCGGCGGATGCGCAGCGGGGCCAACGTGGCAGGCCACTGGCACTACTGACGAGTTCACGGATAAGACCACGATGATGGTTACCACGAGCGAGTTCCCGGCCTCGGGCTCAATCGTGACCAGGTCGCTTCACTTCTATCCAGTTGTGCGAAAGGAGGGTGATGAGATCTACGTGGGACTGATGTCCGGAGGCCGGTTCAAGATTCCAGTTGGGACAGTCCAACTGCGCATCGACCAGAATGAGGCCTGGACTATTACGCCTCAGGAAACCCCTGTGAGCATGATGCCTTCGGCACCCCAGTACGCTGTAAACCTGCCGACCGAGCAGGCTGCTATGGTCAAGCAGGCCCAGGATCAGGCAATGCTCAATATGACTCAGTTGATGAGTCCATACACTGTCACTGGTGGTGAGAAGGCCAAGAAAATCCTGAAGCAGATGCTTGCCGGGCAGGTCTTGAAGTACCGGACGGTTGGCATCAATCAGGCAGCTTCAACAACAGGTGAGGCAGCAATCGACCCTACGCTGGCCGAATCGCTAAGGGCCATCGGAATCAATCCAGAGTCCCTGTGATGCACACAGCAAAAAGCCCGCCGTGATGGGCGGGCTTCTAGTTCAATGCCGGCCTACTTTGTGAGCATTTCTCGAGATTGCGAGTCATTCGATATTGTAATGATCTTGGCAACCACCCCGCCTTGCGGCAGCAGGCCATACTGGGATGGAGCTTGCCAACTGACGGTCGAGCTCAGGAAGTATTTTCCCGGTGGCACGCTAGAGAAACTGAAGTTGCCGTTGCCATCAGCCTGGGTGGTCAGCAGCCCTTGAGATGCGCGCGGGTCGGCCGGCGCTAGAGGCTGGCCGCCTAGGTAATTTACTTCATACCACTGCTGTGAGTACGAGGTAACCGGTTGCAGATGGACATCGCTGCCGGCGCCAAATTTAACGTCGCCGCCAACTGTGCGCATAAAGACTTGCCCGGTCAGTGATCCTGTCCCGGTTTTGGGGAGTGCATCGTATTCTGATGCCGGGAATGGCACCCTTGGCACTGCTTGCTGTTGAGGGATGGCGCACGCAGACAGAGCAAGAGACAGCGCCAGAGGTATCCATACTTTCTTCATCGTGAAACAGGCCCTTTTTGGTTGAGCCGCCACCCTACCATTGTGGCTTCGTGCCATCACGCAAGTGCATCGTCAGAGGTCGCCGCCGCGCCAGATTACCTGCCCAATTATTCGGTGCTCATTGTCCTCGCAACGGAAGAAGTACCGGTCGGGGTACTGTTCCTTGTCATCGTTGTCGCTGCGAAGGATCCACTTGCCGAAAGGCGCCTGCACGAGGCGCTTCACGATCGTTCCGTCCGCACCGGCCAGGACGAACACCTGGCGGTCGACCGGCTCAACGCGGGACCGATCAATCAGCAGCACGTCGCGGTCATTGATGGTCGGCCACATGCTCTGCCCCTCGGCGTAGATCACGATCAGCTGATCAGCCTTGGCGCCTTTGACCTTCAGCCAGTCGCGCTTGAAGGCCAAAGTCGAACGGATCTCGACATGAGGGTTCTCGCTGCCCAGGCCTGCTGCCGCCTTGGCGTCGTACTGAGGCACGAACGCATAGCGATCGTCTTCCGACTCAGGAACATCGGCAGACACTGGCAGGGGGGAATTCGCCGCAGGCGCCTCATGATCGGGGTGCACAAACGAAGATGCGCGCCGGATTCCTGCTGCAAGAGTAGGGCTCACCTCGGCGGGCTCGAAGTCGAGAGCCTCCGACAGCTTGACCAGCGCCTCAAGATTGAGTGCGACCTTGCCAGTCATGTATTGGCTCACTGTGCTCTGGGGAGATCTCCACTCGCAACGTTCGCCCACCTCAGTCTGGGTGAGGGGCGGCTTTGACGGATCTTCCCTGGATTCCTTCGCGCGCTTTTTGTAGATGTCGTGCAGCCGCTTCGCATCCGCGAGCTGTTCAGCAGAAAGAGGGGTTCTGATCGGTTTCTTCATGCGCGTGATTTAGTAGCAGCGCTGCTTCTTTAGCAAACAGCACTGCTACTCTTTGTCCTTGAAAAGTGTAAAACAGCAGTGCTAATATCCAGATAAACCCCTATGAGGCAGACCAGATGAAGACTGTATCCCTTGAGGATTACCTGGCCGAGCAAGGAACCCAGAGCGACCTCGCCAAGGCCCTGGGGATCCAGCAAAGCGCCGTATCCCAGATGTTCCGCGCCAAGCGGGATATCCGAATCACGATTTATGACGACGGCCACATTGAGGCGAACGAGATTCGCCCGATCCCAGCCCGAAAGTCAGCCGCATAACCATTCCCAACAGCAAGGAGCCGTCCCCGCATGTACGCCAACCCCAAGCACCTGCACGACCGCGAGATCAAGGTCCGGGTCGACGAGGACACATTCAACCTGATCCAGGCGTTAGCCGCGTATCACCGCACCCAGCGTGCCGTGCTGTGCCGAGAACTGCTGGAAGCGCAGCTAGCTGCCCTGGCTTCGGAGAATACCGGCGATCAAACCGCAGCCTGAAGGCCGCGAGGAGGCCCTATGCCGATCCAAGAGGTCGGTCTGGATCAGCACTTGATGGAGAAGCTCGAGCGGGAAGCTGAACGACGGGGAATGACCCCTGAAGCCCTCGCTGCAGAAATGATCGATCGAGAGCTGGCCAGCCGAACCAAGCTCCGCTTCACGCGGGGAACCGTAACACCATTCCATCGCAGGGCCTGAACCGGCCCTAACACGTAACTGATAAGCCCGAACGACTCACCCAGCGAGCAGGGGATCACCCGATGGCCTACGACGACAAAGCTCACCGCCACGACCACCAGGTCAAGGTTCGCTTGGATGACGAGGACTTCAACGAGCTGAAGGGGTATGCCCTGGAGCTCAAGGCTCAGCACAGCGTGCTGGCCCGGGAAATCATCCTGGCCGCGCTGGCGTTCAAGAAAGAGCACGGCCACCTGCCGCTGATCAACGAGAAGAAGGCCAGGGCCTGAATGGGTCCAGGGGAGGACGAATGTCGCCTGCAAACGAAGCAGTACAGCAGCACGACGTGGAGATCGCCCGGTTCCGCCGGAATGACTTCGCGGACCTGGAAGCCTGGGCGGAGGAGGTCGGTGTGAGCACCGATGAGCTGGCCGCGCAGATCCTGAAAAGGACCGCGCACTTCCTCGGTCAGCGGGGAAAGCCCAAGAGCAACAACGTGGTGCCGTTCGCGGCGCCAAGGTAACCGTCCGAACCCTAATTAGGGACCCAGGCGCCAGTCCCTCAAAAGGGACGCCAAATCGCAGAGACAAAAAAGCCGGGATTGCGGCCCGGCTCTCTGCAATACACAACTTGTGAAGGGAATTATGCATATGCAGACCCAAAGTGTACAGGCCCTCAACCGGCCCGCGCCACAAAATGCGAACCACGATTTCGTGGCGCGCACGATGTCGTCGCGCGAAATCGCTGAACTGACTGGAAAGCAGCATCAGCACGTCAAGCGCGACATCGAGAAGATGCTTGGCGACCTGAAAGAAGATGCGTCCAAGTTTGGACAGATCTATTTCGACTCGCAAAACCGGGCTCGGCGCGAGTATTGCCTGGACCGTGAGCACACCGACTGCCTGCTTACCGGCTACAGCGCCGCTATGCGCATGGCCGTCATTAAACGTTGGCGCGAACTCGAAGCCCAGGTCACGCCGGCGCCCACCGACTTGAGCAAGCTGGAAATCCTCCAGATGGCCCTGGAGTCGGAGAAAGCCCGCGTCCTTCTCACCGTGCAGGTCGAGGCCCAGGCCAAGAAGATCGACCACCTGGAGAACCTGTTCAAGGAAGGCATGAGCCACGTCCAGTTCTGCAAGGGCCTCAATGGGGTCAACGTGATGCAGGTCGGGCACTTCCTTGAGCGCCGCAACTGGCTCTACAACGAGAGCAAGTCCGGTACCAGGTACCGCGTCGCCGCCTACGCCCGCGACAAGTACATGACCGAGCACCAGCAGGAGATCACCCCGCACGGGCGCGAGGCGTTCATCAGCTACACGCCAATCCTGCTGCGTAAGGGGGCCGTGCGCCTGTACGAGCTGTACCTGGCTGGTGAGCTGCCCATGAAGAAGAACTGGGACGGCCTGCACACCCACGACAAGGCCGTGCGGGGTGCAGCATGAGCATCGACGTCGAGCAACTGAAGCGTCTGGACGAACTGGCATCAGCGATCCACGGGAAAGGCACCACCGTTGAAATGCTCAACCGCTGGGCAGCTTTCGAGTCTGCCTGCAAGCCTGAGCTTATCCAGGCAATGGTGGCAGAGCTTGGGCGCCTGAAGATCCGAGAACAGACGCAGGAGATCGAAGCGGAAGACGTGCGAATGCAGGTCAAGGAACTGGACTTGATGTTCGGTCGCTACCTGCTCGGTATGCGCGCCTCTGTTGTCGAGTGGCAGCACGGCAAGGGTGCCGACGCCGCGATGCAGTGGATCTGGAATGGCCTGGCCGGCCCAGGCGAGCTGCCTCCGGAAGAAGAAACGCAGGCCCAGGCCTACTTCGACCGTGAGGTGGTGAAGATCGAGGAAGGCCTGGAAGAGGTTTACGCCTACCGCGACAAGCGCCGCGCGGAGAAAGACAAGGAGCGCGGCCAATGAGCGTTCAATCCATGTCCTGGGCCCTGGAGCAGCGCGACATCGTGGACGCCACTGCGCGCTACGTGCTGCTGGTCCTGGCCAACTATGCCGACAAGAACGGCCGAGGGGCTTTTCCGTCCTCCGCCAGTATCAGCGATGACACCGGCCTCTCCATCCGCACGGTGAAGTACAAGCTCGACCACCTGCTGGAGATCGGGGTGATTCGCCTTGGGAATCAGGCCATTGCCGGTGCCTACATTGATCGTCACGACCGCCGCCCAACCGTCTATGACCTGTGCGTAGAACGGGGTGCAACAGCTGCACCCGGTTCCGAACGGGGTGCAAATGGCGACACAACGGGGTGCAGCTCACGACAGAACGGGGTGCAAACCACGACAGAACGGGGTGCAGGAGCTGCACCCAATCCATCAATAAACCATCAATTAACCATCAAAGAACCGAAGGCCTCTGTCGCTGACGCTCCAGCTGCCGCGAAGAAGGCTCCGAAGTTTGACCCGCTGACCTGCAAACCGGCCAACGTGAGCGACTCCATTTGGGCCGACTGGTGCCAGCACCGCAAGGAGATCGGAAAGCGACTGACCAAGACCTCATGCGAGCGGCAGGCCGCCCAGCTGGCCAAGCACCATGCACCTGACGCCGTGATCAACCAGTCCATCAGCAACGGCTGGACCGGCTTGTTCCCGGAGAAGGTGCTACCGGGTGCTCAGCAGGGCCCGCGCCGAAACGGTCCCGACTTCAGCGACACCACTTGGGCAAACGACCTGGGGGCCTTATGACCGCACAACCGAAACTGCGCAGCGTGACGCAGATCATGGCCACGGCCCGCAACCTGCCCGCCGAGGCGCACACCCCGGCCAAGCAGTTGGACCCAGGCACCACCGAAGTGGTCAACGCCCTGTTCAAGGAGCTGCAGGCCATCTTCCCGGCGTGGAAGCAGGCCTGGCCAGACGATGACGCGCTGAAGGCTGCCAAGCGCAGCTGGATCAAGTCGTTTGTGGCCGCGGGCATCAACACACTCGAGCAGATCCGCTTCGGCATCCAGAAGTGCCGGGTGCTGGGTACCGACTTCGCCCCGAGCAGCGGCAAGTTCATCAAGCTGTGCCAGCCGACCCCGGAAGAAATGGGCATTCCGCCGCTTGCACGGGCCCTAGCGGAGGCGCTGGAGAATTTCCACCCCAGCAGGGCAGGGTCACGCGTTTGGACGCACGCAGCGGTGCGCCACGCGGCCCTGCAGTGTGAAGCCCAGAACCTTGGGTCAATGGAGGTGGAGCGGGCCGAGAAGGTGTTCGCCCGGGCTTACGACATCACCATTCGCATGCTGGTCGCCGGCGAGCCCCTGGGCGACATCGCCGCCGGCATCGGACACGACAGCCAGAAGAGCCTGAGCGAGCTGGCCGACGAGTACGCCAGCCAGCGCCAGGCCCGTCTGCTGGACCTCCAGCAGATCCCAACCAGCGCCGCCGCGTGCCGTGCACACCTGCTGGCCAAGTTGAACATCAAGCGCGCCGGGCAGCCGGCCGGGGAGGGGGTGTGATGCGTACCTACCTCAAAGCCGTGCTGATGATCGTGCTGGTACCGACCGTGATCATCGCTGCATCTGCGGCCTTCACCCTGTGGGTCAGGTTTGCCGTGTCACTGGATCTGTCGTGGCCCGCGAAGCTGGCGATCATGGCAGGCCCGTCGATCCTGCTGGCCGCCATCCCCACCGCCTGGCTGATGAACAAGCTCGAGGAGAAGCCATGAGCAAGAGACAACCCATGCAGCCTGTCGTGGTTGCGGCCGACGGCGTTATCCGCTTCAAGGCAAATCAGATCATCAGCGACATGCTCGACCTTTGCCAGAAGCATGGATTCGGCCTGAATGAGATCGCCATGCGCGATTACGAAAAGGATGACCGTTCCCAGCTCATGCAGCTGATCGGGTACAGCGTCAGCGGCTACGGCAATCTGGACTGTTCACGCGCTAAGCACGTGATGCGCGCTGACGAGAAAGCAGAATCGCTGGTGAACGAGGTGGCGCCATGACCGAGAAGATCAGCGTCAACAGCCAGGCCAAGCTATCCGAGGCCATCACCATGCTGACCCGTCTGTACCGAGACAAGAAGTTCGTGGTCGTGAGCATGCGCCCGGGTAAGGACCGCACTCTGGACCAGAACGCCCTGTGGTTCGCCATGTACGAGCGAATCGCCAAGAGCACCGAGATGGGTGACATCGAGGACGTTCGCCGTTACTGCAAGCTGCACCTGGGGGTGCCGATCATGCGCGCGGGCTGCGCCGAGTTTCGCACCGGCTGGGCTGAGTCGTTTATCCACTTGGATTACGACGTCAAGCTTCGCCTGATGGGCCCTTGCGCCATGTTCGGGCCGGATGGCTTCCCGGTGACCCGTCTTTTCGACCGCGCTCAGGGCTGCCAGTACACGGACCGGATCGTCGAGGAATTCGCCGCGCGCGGCGTGCACTTCGCGGACCTACTGGGGGAGGCCGCTGCGTGAGGACAGTTCTCAAGGAAGTGAAGCAGAAGACCTGCAAGGCCTGCGGGACGAAATTCCGGCCATCGCTGTCGACGCAGAAGGCCTGCGGCGTGCAGTGCGCACTGGAGCTGGCGAAGAAGCCGGAGAACCAGCAGGTAGCTCGCAAGGCTATTGCCCAGCGTGAACGCCGCGAGATCCAAGTGCGCAAGCAGAAGCTCAAGAGCCGAGCCGATTACGTACGTGAAGCCCAGGCGGTGTTCAACCTGTGGGTCCGTCTGCGCGACGAAGCGCAGCCGTGCATCAGCTGCGGCCGGCACCACCAGGGCAAGTACGACGCAGGGCACTACCGCACCGTTGGCGGAAACCCTGAGCTGCGCTTCGAGCCGCTCAACTGCCACAAGCAATGCGTGCCCTGTAACCAGCACAAGTCGGGCGACATCGTGAACTACCGGATCAACCTCGTGCAGCGCATAGGCGCCGAGCAGGTTGCCTGGCTGGAAGGCCCTCATAAGGCCCAGCGCTACACCATCGACGAACTCAAGGGCATCAAGGCTCTGTATCGGGCCAAGGTCAAGCAGCTAAAGGAGGCCGCATGAGCAAGGTCGCAATGATTGGCGGGCCGCCAACCCAGGCCCCAGAAGGCTGGTTGAAACCGATGTTCCCGATCACGGGTATGGCGCACTACTTCGAAAAGGAATTCGACCTGCCGGCCGTGGATGGCCAAGGGGTGGCCACTTCCTGGCACTCGCTCTGCGGGCTCGATGCAATCAGCACCGAGAAGATGCCGATGTTTGAGGCGGGTAACTGGGTTCGCTGCAAGCGCTGCGAGCAGCAGATGGAGAGGAGGGGTGCTGCATGACCTGGGATTGGAATGACGCAGCGCACATCCTCGTGCTGGCGTTGATCGTGGCAAGCAACTTGTGCGTTTGGCGCGCCATGCGCGTATCGGATCGGATGAAGAAGGAGAAGGGCGAATGAGCTATCAGAACGTGGTATCAGCTGTGGTTCGCGCCCTGGCGGCTGAGACAATTAACAGCGCGGGCGGCTGTGACTTCGAGCCGAAGGTTCAAGCGGCCAAGCAGAAGGGCGCCATCGTGGGCAAGGAGGCGGCTTTCCTCTTCGATTGCATGGTGTTCAGCAGACTGCACAAAAACCTCACAGCGGAGCACTGGCGGCACCTGGTGGCGAAGTACTCGACACACGTCGACAGGAAGCATGCAGCGATCGAGGAAATCACTCGTTCTCATCGCTCGCCGGCGCCAGAGCGTTTCCGCCACTGCGCGATCCTGACTTGGGCTATGCCTAAGCTGCCAGGTGTGGACGGTAAGCGCAGTACCAGCGTCCTGCCAGCCGCCTGGTACGAGATGGACAACTGGAGCAATGAGCCGCACCCGATCAAGACTCAGGAGCGCTGGAGGCGCGATATCCGCAAGGCTCTGGAGCGCGAGGTAGACGCCGCCCTGGTCGAGGCCCAGCACATTCTCGACCATGAAGGCCTTTTGGTGGCAAGTGTCGCTTGACGGCGAGTGAGCCAATGAGCCAATATGCGCCCATCCTGTCATTCCTGCGCGTTTAGGAGTGACACCAAAGAGCCCGGCCAAGTGCCGGGTTTTTTATTGGCCCCATGAGGGCCTCAAGAGTCCCGGTCAAGCGCCGGGATTTTTGTTCCAGCAAGAAACGCAACTGCAGCCAGGGCAGGCCTCATGGCACGGCCTGCCTGCAAAAGTATGGAGAGGGGAATTTGATCTACTTGGTAGAGGTGGAGAATTTCCGATTCATCAAGATCGGGTATTCGGCAAATGACGATGTGAGCGTTAGGATTTCGCAGCTCCAGACTGGAAACCCTCATCAGATCAATCCGGTTTTTTGCGTGGATGGCACCTTGCGCCAGGAGCAGGCGCTCCACGCTGCAATGGCAGCGGCAATGCTGAGGATTCGGATCGGCATTCCAGGAAATGAGTGGTACCCAGGGAGGCATCCAATCATCAAGGAGATGATTGAGGCGCTTCGGTCTGGGCCAAACCAAGCGATGGCCTTTCTCGACAAGTATCACGCGTCAGTCAAGCAGCCGAGTCCGAATAAGCCTGACCTGACCCCGAATATCAAGATCAAGCGCAAGTGCAGAAGCGCTGCGTAGTAAATCGCGGGTAGCGCAGGTCGCTAGACAGCCCTCCAAGCTGACGATCGGGGTTCGATTTCCCGTATCTGCTCCAATTTCGTTATGTGCTGCTCCGCACGTTTGCCCGGTCCCTCAATAGGGTCTTGCCGGGCCTTCTTCTAGGAACCATTCATGGCCGAACCAGCAAGCACGACTGCCGGCGTCCTGCTGGTGAAGTACGGCGTGATCATTGGCGGCTTCGCAGGAGCGATCCTCTCGCTGACCTTCCTGCGAGGTCTCACCAGGGGCCAGGCAGTCGCGGCCTTCTTCACCGGCTTCGCTTCAGCGATCTTTTGCACCCCGCTCGCCATCACTTACTTCAAGCTTGAGGCAGGCGGAGAAGCCCAATACGGCGTGGCCTTTCTGATAGGCCTTCTGGCAATGAACATCATCCCGGTGCTGAAGTCGCTCGTGGGGTCGTTCGGAGCCAAAGGAGCTACCTGATGAGCTCGACCCTGATTTCAACCCTGATCGGCGCCAATGCCTTCCTGAGCGTGTTGGTGGTAATCGCTGCGTGCGACTACCTGCGCCGGATACGACCCATGGATTACCCATTGCTGGCTGTCGCGTTCTACCTGGTGGCCATCGGCGCGTTTGGATCGTTCGTCCTTGCCATGAGCGGCCATGTTCCCACCCTGTACGGCGTGATCCTCAAGCTGGGCATTGTCCTGTATGCGGTAGCCCGGCGCGGCCATGTGTTTCAGCCGGGGTAGGGCGCCACAAAATCTAGATGCGCCGTTTCGTGGCGCCACCATGGAGATTCCCAGATGGGCCAGCTTCCTGACATGACCGGCGCTTTCATCATGCTGGGCCTGATTTGTGCCGTAGCCGGCTGGGCATTCATTGAAGGCCTGATCTGGGTCTTCTCGCATTTCCGCGTGGTGCTGGCATGACCACCATCGCCTACAAGGACGGCGTAATCGCCTACGACGACTATGAGAAGTGCATCGAGCAGGGCGGCGTAAAGTTCTTCTGTTCGGGCGCCGTGCCCGACTTCCAGCGCCTGGTTGATACGTACTTCGGCGCCAAGCCAGATGGAAACATCGACGCAACGGCGCTCGTCCTTGATGGCGAAAGCCTGATGATGGTCGCCGTTGATGACGCCACGGGGCTGTGGAAGTCACCAGTTTTGCGTGACCGACCGTATGCCATCGGAAGCGGAACGCCATACGCATTCGCTGCGATGGACATGGGCGCATCTGCCGAGAAGGCCGTCGAGATGGCGGCAAGGCGCGATACAAGCACTGGCGGGACAATCAGAACCCTGAGGATTGATCAGCATGGCCAGGCCACTACCTCCAGCTGATCTGCTTGATTCGCCATTCCTGATCTTGGGCCCGGCACCTGAAGTCTGGGAGTGGATACAGAGTGAGATTCTGGCGGACACCGGCAGCATCCATAACCCCGAGCATGCGCACCTCATCGATGCGAGTGTCGGCGTGCTGTGGGCATCGTCTTCCTTCAACAAGAAGGGGCGCTCAGTGCTGGGTCAAGCCGAACAGCTGATGATCCGTGCTGGAGGATGGCAGAAGGCGCGCCAAGAGCAGCAGATGCGCGCCTGGTTCGGCGAGGAGCCTGAGTTCCTCATCACCCTGGCCGGTGACTACTGCGCTCAGTGCAGCGAGGCTGAGTTCTGCGCCTTGGTCGAGCATGAGCTGTACCACATCGGCCAATCCGAGGACGAGCACGGTGCACCGAAGTTCACCCAGGAAGGGCTACCGAAGCTCTACCTGCGCGGACATGACGTAGAAGAGTTCGTTGGGGTGGTCAGGCGCTACGGTGCCAGCGAAGACGTACAGCAGCTGATCGACGCTGCAAGCCGGCCGCCTGAGGTGGCCAAGATCAACATTTCGAGGGCCTGTGGAACCTGCCTGCTCAAGTCGGCCTGAATCCTGACAGGTCCTGACGGATGACATTCACATGGCAGCACTACGAAGCGAGGTCAAAGCCTTCATTGTTCAGGCTCTGGCCTGCTTCGATACACCGTCCCAGGTGGTGGAGGCCGTCAAGAAAGAATTTGGGGTAGATGTCAGTCGCCAGGTGTGCGAGGGGCATGACCCAACCAAGTACGCCGGGCGCGGCTTGGCCAAGCGTTGGGCGGACATGTTCCATGCATGTCGGGAGCGGTTCACAGCCGAGACGGCCGACATCCCCATTGCGCATCGTGCCTACCGTCTCCGTGCGCTAGGCAGGATGGCCGAGAAAGCCGAGTCCATGAAGAACATGGCCCTGACCGCCCAGTTGCTGGAGCAGGCGGCCAAAGAGGTCGGTGATGTGTATGTGAACCGCAAACTCGAACCCGAAAAGCCCCTGGGCTCCCAGGCGGACCAGCAGCACGCCGTTGCTGAGTACAAGCTGGAGCCTGATGAGAATGTCCCCGCTACCCCGTACCTATGAGGCGCCGGTCAAGCTGACGCCCAAGCAGGCGAACATCTACGTGTGGGGCTTCCAGCGTAACGCACGCTTCCGTGACGCGGTGTGCGGTCGCCGGTTCGGCAAGACCTTCCTCGGCAAGGCTGAGATGCGCCGTGCGGCCAGGCTGGCTGCTGAGTGGGGCGTGAGCGTAGAGGATGAGATCTGGTACGCCGCTCCCACACAGAAGCAGGCCCGCCGGGTGTTCTGGCGCCGACTGAAGCAGGCTATCCCCCGAGAGTGGCGGGACTGCAAGCCGAACGAGTCAGACATGCTGATCACGCTTAAGAGCGGTCACCTGATCCGCTGCGTGGGCCTGGAGAACTACGACGACCTGCGCGGCTCCGGCCTGTTCTTCGTTCTGGTGGATGAATGGGCGGACTGCAAGTGGGCGGCCTGGGAAGAAGTCCTGCGCCCGATGCTTTCGACGTGCGAGTACGTGATACCTGGTGTCGGCAAGTGCAAGGGCGGCCATGCGCTGCGGATCGGCACCCCGAAGGGCTTCAACCACTGTTTCGACACGTACCGCGATGGGCGGCCAGACGGCGAGCCTGACCACAAGAGCTGGCTCTACACCTCGCTGCAGGGCGGCAACGTCCCGGCTGAGGAGCTGGATGCCGCGCGGCGGAAGATGGACCCGCGCACGTTCCGGCAAGAGTACGAAGCCAGCTTCGAGAACTATGCCGGGGTCGTTTACTACACCTTCAGCCGCAGCGAGAGCCGCACCAGCGAGCGAATCAAGCCGGGCGAGGCCCTGCACATCGGTATGGACTTCAACGTCATGAAGATGGCTGCGGTGGTCTATGTCGTCCGCGATGGTCTGCCCCTGGCCCTGGATGAGTTCCACTCGGTGCGAGATACGCCGGAGATGATCGAGAAGATCAAGGCCAGGTTCCCCGGCCACGGCATAGCGGTCTATCCCGACGCCAGTGGCCAGAACACAAGCAGCAAGAACGCCAGCGAATCCGACCTTTCCTTGCTGCGCAAGGCTGGATTCACGGTGATCGTGGATACCCATAACCCGAGCGTCAAAGACCGGGTGAACTCGGTCAACGCCATGCTGCTGAACAGCTACGGCGAGCGCCGGCTTAAGGTCAACATGGACCAGTGCCCACAGCTGACGTTGTGCCTGGAGCGGCAGACCTACGACAAGCATGGCGAGCCCGACAAGGACCCGAAAAAGGGCCATGACCACATGAACGACGCCGCCGGCTACTTCATCGCCAAGCGCTACCCGATCAACGTGGACATGACCACCAGCCAACCCCTGAGAATGTGAACATGAGCGATAACCCGAGCTTCACCCTGCCAGCTGTCGACGAGATGCGCCGATACTGGGCGGTGATCTCTCCGCTCATGGGCGGGACCATGGCCATGCGCGCTGCTGGCCAGGCGCTGCTGCCGAAATACCCAGCAGAAGATGATGAGATCTACAAGTCTCGCCTTGCCCAGTCCACCTTGCTGCCCGCGTACTCTGAGACGGTCGGCAACATGACCTCTCGGGTGTTTGCGGAGCCGCTGCAGCTGGGCGACGACGTTCCGGCCGAGATTGCGGAGATGGCAACGGACATAGACCTGGCCGGAAACGACCTGAACAACTGGTCGGTGGAGTTCTTCCGGAATGGCTTGAGCCACGGCCTGTGCCACGCGTTCGTTGATCATCCAGCCTCCGAAGCCGGCCGCACCATGGCGGAAGAGAAAGCCGCGGGCGTCCGCCCATATGCTGTCATGGTCAAGCCTGAGCAGGTTCTCGGGTGGAAGGCAAAGGGCGGGGTGCTGACCCACATTCGCTACATTGAGGCGATCGAGGAAGAGGATGGCGAGTTCGGCGTTGATGTCGTCTTGCAGATCCGCGTACTTGAGCCAGGGCTGTGGAGAATCTACCGAGCCCCAAGCAAGGGTGGCACCTGGGCAGTTCATGACGAGGGCGTCACCAGCCTGACGTACATCCCATGGGTGACGTTCTACACCGGCCGCACCGGTTTCATGACTGCCAAGCCACCGCTGCTCGAGCTGGCCCACCTGAACGTGAAGCACTGGCAGAGCCAGAGCGACCAGGACAACATCCTGCATGTCATTCGCGTGCCGATTCTGGTGCGTATCGGCATTCAGGCCCAGTACGACAGCCAGGGGAAGTTCATTCCGCCAGAGTTCAAGGTTGGCACCGGATCACTTACCGATCTGCCGAAAGATGGCGACCTCAAGTATGTGGAACACACGGGCAAGGCTGTAGAGGCCGGGCGCACCGCGCTACAGGACTTGCTGGATGAGATGCGGATGGCAGGTGCCAAGCTGCTGACCCCGGACAAGTCTGCGACCAAGACCGCGACACAGGCCGAGGAAGAAGCTGCTCAGGAGCTTTCGCCGCTGGCCCGCATGGCTCACCAGTTCGGTGATTGCCTGGGGCAGCTGCTCCAGTTCATGGCTGATTACCGTGGCCAAGGTGAGGGCGGTACCGTCGAGATGCGCGGAAACTTCGACGTTGACTACATGCCTGAGGTTTCGCTTCCAACTCTGGTATCCATGGCCAACGCCGGAATGCTATCGAAAGAGACGCTGTTCGCTGAGATGCAGCGCCGTGGCGTGATCAGCGACGAATACGACTGGGAGAAAGAGCTGGCCAAGATTGAATCCCAAGGCCCAGCCCTCGGGGCGATCTGATGAAGACAGCAAACGAGCAGCTGATTGACGAGCTGATTGGGCATGAGGTCGACCTGTCCAGGTTAAGCAATGCCCAAGTCGTCGCGATCATCAAGATCCTGAACGGTAACGACGCTGAGCTGCGTGCGGCGTTGGTGTCTGCCATCGAGGCGCTGGGTACAGACCTGAGCGCTTCGGCCGTGGATGCCGCGCTGTTCCGGGTCAACCAGCTGAACAGCGACACCTTCGCCCAGGTTCGCCAGGCTATGAATGCGCTCACTGATGGCGTAGCCACCTACGAGATCGCGTTCCAGCTGAACCTGTTCGAATCGATCGTGCCAGCCCTGGTGCAGGCCGGGTTCCCAATCCAGGTCGCACAGTTCAGCCAGGTGAGGGCGCAGGCCGCAGCCAGGCCATTCCAGGGGCGATTGCTTTCCGAATGGATGGACGGCATCGAGGCGGACCGAAAGGCGCTCATACGCAACGCTGTGCGCGCTGGCGTGGTAAACGGACAGACCACAGCTGAGATCGTGCGAACGATAATGGGCACCAGGGCCGAGAAGTACGCGGACGGCCTCTTGCAGCGGCCACGCCGCGAAGTGGAGTCCGTAGTAAGGTCCGCTGTATCGCACACCGCAGAGACTGCCAGCGACAAGGCGTTCGAGGCCAATAGCGACATCATCAGCCATGTTGAGTGGCTGAGTACGCTGGACAGCCGGACATCGACAACCTGCCGAATCCGTGACCGCCTGCCGTACACGCTGGGCACCTACCAGCCAATTGGGCACAAGATCCCATGGCTGGCTGGCCCGGGGCGCATTCACTTCTGCTGCCGGTCCACCAAGATCCCGATACTCAAGAGCGCCCAGGCGCTGGGGATCAGTGACGCGGCTACGCGGGCAAGCATGGATGGCCAAGTTCCACAGCAGACCACCTACGCGCAATGGCTTGCTCGCCAGCCCGCAGCCCGCCAGGACGAGATCCTCGGGCCTGAGCGCGGGAAGATGCTGCGCCAGGACAAGCTGAAGCTGGAAGACTTCTACAACGAGCGCGGGAAATTCCTGACGCTCGACCAGCTGCGCGAACGACTCAAGTAATTCCGCGCCACAAAATACGAGCATCGCGTTTTGTGGCGCGCAATGCAGGCCTCGCCCAGTGCGGGGCTTTTTTCTGCCTGCGGTTCGGATGGACGGGGCGCAATAGGGCCGGATGGCTCATCAGCAGGCCGGATGGCCCAGAGAGACGAGATGAAACTCAAAACCGTTGAAGTGGATGGCAAGCAGTACGCAGTGATCGAAGACGGCAAGCCCGTCTATGTCGAGGACGATGGCAAGGAGGTCGCCTTCGATGCTGTGGGCACCCGCAGCACAATCACTCGGCTGAACGCCGAAGCCAAGTCGCACCGAGAGCGCGCTGATGGCCTGGAGAAGACGGCCAAGGCATTTGAAGGCATCGAAGATGCTGCCGCCGCCAAGAAGGCGCTGGAAATCGTCGCCAACCTCGACGCCAAGAAGCTGGTGGATGCCGGCGAGATCGAGAAGGTGAAGGGTGAAATCAGCAAGGCCTTCCAGACCCAGCTGGACGAAGCCAACACCAAGGCTCAGACCTTCGAGCAGCAACTGTACGCCGAGAAGATCGGTGGCAGCTTCGCCCGTTCGCAGTTCATTGCCGAGAAAATGGCTGTCCCGGCAGACATGGTGCAGGCCACCTTCGGCAGTAACTTCAAGATCGAGGAAGGCAAGGTCGTCGCTTATGACGCTCAAGGCCAGAAGGTCTTCAGTCGCTCCCGCCCAGGTGAGCTGGCCGACTTCAACGAAGCGCTCGAAACGCTCGTCTCGCAGTACCCGCACCGCGATCACATCCTCAAGGGCACCGGTGCTCAAGGCACAGGCGCCCACACGACCAATGGTCAAAAGCCCCAAACCAAGGGAAGCCTCGGCGGTGACAAGGCAGCGCGCCTGGAAGCCATCAAGGCCATGACCGCAGACGCTTAAGGAGCCAACATGGCACTTTCGAACATGAAGGTATTCAACGAATACCTCAAGCAAACCACCATCGAGACCCTGCAGCAGGACGTTGAGAAGTTCAACGCCGCGTCTGCCGGCTCGATCCGTCTTACCACCCAAGGTATCGACGGTGACTTCCTGCAGGAATCGTTCTGGGCTGGCCTGCATAGCGCTCAGCGCCGTGTTGACCGCTATGCCGCGAACGGCGCCCAGTCCTCGACCCCGCTGGCTCAGAAGCAGTATGACGCGGTGAAGATCGCCGGTGGCTTCGGCCCGATCATCTGGGAGCCCGCACAGCTTTCCTGGGTGCAGAAGAACCCGGAGGAGGCGCTGGAGGTCATCAGCCGCAACCTGTCCGAGTCGATCATGTCGGACCAGCTGAACACCGCCATCGCAGCCCTGGTCGCGGCCATCGGTAACCAGTCGGCAGCGGTGAACGACGTATCTGCCACCGCCGGCATCACCTACGTTGGCATCAACAACGCCCACGCTCTGTTCGGTGACGCGTCCCAGCGCCTGGTGGCTCAGGTCATGACCGGTGCCATGTATCACAAGCTGATGGGGCAGAACCTGGCCAACGCTGAGCGCCTATTCACCTTCTCGGGCGTCCAGGTGGTCGACATTCTCGGCAAGGCGGTCATCGTCACTGACGCTGCCGCGCTGTACGAGGCTGGCACCCCGAACAAGGAGAAGGTGCTGAGCCTGGCCGATGGCGCAGCGGTGGTGATGGACGGCTCCGACCTGATCACCAACATCGAAACCTCCAACGGCAAGGAGCGGATCGAGACCACCATGCAGGCCGACTACACCTTCGGCCTGGGCCTCAAGGGCTACACCTGGGACACCGCCAACGGCGGCAAGTCGCCGACCAACGCCGAGCTGTCCACCGGGACCAACTGGGATCTGGTGGCCAACAGCATCAAGGCCTCGGCTGGCGTAATGACCATCGGTGACGCCGCGCAGTAATCGGCATAGCGCCCTTCGGGGCGCATTCCTCAGGAGATCGCCATGAGCGAGAAAGTGGTTTACGAGCAACACCCGGTCAGCGCCGAGCGCAAAGCCGAGCTGCGCCAGAAGGGCTACAAGATCATTGACGCCAAGTTCGCGCCGGCTGACTACGAGCACCCGGAGCCGATCAAGGCTGCCAAGGGCGGCAAGGGCGCAAATTCGGCAGCTGCCAAAAAGGCTGCCGAAGAAGCCGAGGCCAAAGCCAAAGAGGCTGAAGCCAAGGAAAAGCTGCAGGTCGCGCTGAAAGGTAAGGGCGTCGAGTTTCCCGCTGACGCCAGCCTGGAAGACCTGCAGAAGCTGCTGGACGAGGCCAAGTAATGACCACTTACATCACCGTCGAGCAGGTAGACGCCCTGCTTGGGCCTACCTGGGCGCCCGACGACCAGAAGGCCCGGGCGGTGCTGATGGCCAACACCTGGCTTACCAATCTCGGCCTGCCTGAGTTCGATCCGGTACCGGATGACGTCATTCAGGCCGGCGCAGAGATTGCCCGAGAGGCTGCGGCGGGCAACATCTACGGCAGCAAGGAAACCGGCGTGCTGAGCAAGTCGGTGGATGCTGACGGCGTATCCAGCAGCAAGACCTACGCCGAGTCGTCCCGCACCATCAGCGCTGGTGAGTCGTTCGCCCTGGCGCTGCTGGCGCCCTACCTGAAAAACAGCGGCCAGACCAAGATCGTGAGGGGCTGATATGGGACTTCGCGATGAGCTGCAGGCCGACCTGGCCCAGGCGTTCAATACGGACCTGGCCGACGCAGTGCTGGCCTTCACCGGCGAGTACATGGGGCCAGGCGTGTGGGATCCGGTCAACGAAACCACGACAGCCCAGCCGGTCACCTACTCAGGCCGTGGCGTGCTTTCGCGCTACAAAGACACCCGGATCGACAACATCAACATCCTCGTGGGTGATCTGCGCCTCACCGCGCTGGCCAACGAGGTCACCGATACCCCGGATGTCGGGCACAAAATTACGGCCCCCGACCTGATGGACCGCACCAAGCAGGTGGTCTACCTGGTCAAATCGGTGCGGGCTGACCCAGCCTCGGCCACCTATCGCGTGCAACTGAGGAAGTGACCCATGGCCAGACGAGGCTGGAGCACGCCGCCGAGCCTGTTCGCGGGCGTGGTCGAGGAACAGCTTGCCATCAGGGTCAGGACGATCTCCGTCGAGGTACTCCAGCTCATCCTGCTGGCATCACCGGTCAAAACCGGGCGTTTCCGAGGCAACAACATAGTGAGCATTGGGGCTCCGGTCTACACAGCTTCAGCGGCGGCTGATCCTCAGAGCGACGAAACCTTTGCTCGAGGCTTATCAGTCATGACTGGCCTGGAGCCGTACACCCAGGTGTTTATCCAGAACAATCTGGTGTACGCGGTGCCGCTTGAGGACGGGCACTCGAAGCAGGCTCCCGCCGGTATCTACGGCGTTTCATTCAATAGCATCGCGCAGAAGTACAGCTCATGACCTTCGAACAGATCCGCGGCGTCATCATCGGCCGCATGCAGCAGTGGGCGGGGATTCCAGCCGATGCCATCGACTACCCGAACAACCCACAGGGGCCATTCAGCCCAGCAGGCAAGCCAATCTGGGCCAGGCTTGCGGATGTTCCTGGCCTATCCAGTACGCCAGAGGTCGGCAACGGCCCAAGCGTTCGGCGCACCGGCATTGTCATCGTTCAGCTGTTCGTGCCGAGCAACAAAGGCACCCTGGCTATTACCAAGGCCGCCGACACGCTGGTGCAGCACTTTGAGTACTACAGCGCGCCAGAAGGGCCGCTGGACTTCTTCGCTGCATCGCCAAGCGTGGTTGGTGACGAAGGTAACGGCTGGTATCAGGTCAACATCTCGCTTCCTTACAGGGCCTACTGATGAGCCAGACCATGAAGGTCCGCTTCAATGGCGAAGTGGTAGACCGCGCTGTTGCGCACACCACCAGGGCCATTCAGGAAGACGGATCGATCGTTGAGTACACCGAGCCGCTGCTCGAGCACAACGAGGTCGTATTCAGGCCTGACGACGACCCGCTGCCGATCATCGTGGTCCGCACCATTCCCGCCTGACCACAAGCAAACCCTGCACCGCCACATGGCGGTTTTTTTACGCCTATCGATAGGAGAAACACCCCATGAGTAGCGGTGCAAAACGCTCAACCGCGTGGATTCGCGAAGTGACGCCGGGGATTACCCCGCCAGGCCCATGGAACGTGCTGACCCGCGTCAGCTTCGGCCTGGTACCCACCTACAACACCGAAGAGAACAACGAAATCGGCGAAACCCGCATGTCGCAGGGTACTGCCCAGACGACTGTGGACGTTGGCGGCGATATCGAAACCAAGTTCCGCTACGGTGCCTTGGACGAGTTCCTGGCCTCCTGCTTCGGTGCGAACTGGGTCGGCAATACCCTGACCATGGGTAACGAGCGAATCTCGTTCTCCATCGCTGCCTATGACGCTGACGTAGGTATCGCGGGCATTGCCCGGGGCGCTCAGGTTGACACGATCAACATCGAGGTCCCGAACGACAACGAGATCAGCGTCACCACCACGTTCATGGCCACCTCGTGGCAGGACAAGGCCGACAACACCTCGTTCATCGTCAGCCCTGCGCCCGAGGCAAACCAGCGGCGCTACGGCTTCAAGGACGTGACCGGGCTGAAGATCAACGGCGTGCAACTGGGTGACGACAACGCGTGCGTTGACACCTTCAACCTGCAGTTCGCCAACAACTCGCAGACCCAGCGATGCATCGGCAACGGCAACCCGTTCGCCGGCAACATCATTCAGACCACCTTCGTGCCTGGCGGCTCGATCACCATGAGCTGGTCCAAGACCGCCTACGAGTACTGGAAGGCGCAGCAGACCGGTGACGCAGTGAGCTTCGAGTTCACCCTGAGCAACGCAGACGGGGGCTACACCTTCTTCATCCCTGAGATGGAAGTCAGCGGCGATTGGCCGGACGGCGGCGCCACTGACATTATCCAGGTGGAGCTGAGCTACACCGCTCGCCGCGTGCCGCCAACCATCACCCGCCTGCCTGCGCCAATCGCCATTGCAGCGGTGGAGGTAACCCCTGCCACCCTGAGCCTTGCAGTCGATGAAGCCGCCGACATCGAAGCCGTGGTCACCCCGGTAGGTGCGAGCCAGCTCGTAACCTGGTCCACCTCGGCGCCGGCCATCGCCAGCGTTAGCCCGACCGGCCTGGTCACCGGCCTGACCGCCGGCACCGCAACCATCACCGCGACCAGCGCAGCAGACGGCACCAAGACCGACACCTGCGATGTGACCGTCACCGTTTAACCATTTGCCCGGCGCGCCCTGCGGTGTGCGTCGGGCCTTTTACCGCAGAGGAATACCATGGGCATCACCATTGCAAAGAAGCCGGAACTGGATATCAACGGTCAGCGCTGGGTCGAGTTCGCCCCGGGCGCCGAAATCCTCGTCGGCTCGATCGCCAACCCGCTCTACAAATCCCACCAGGCGCTGATCAACCGCCACCTGGCGCTGATCAACCAGCAGGCACGCGTCGGTACCGCAGAATTCAGCCTTTCCGATATCCCAGATGTCGAGCTTGAGACCGATGACGACCTGTTCATCGAGCTGGCGGCCAAGCACCTGATCAAGGACTGGAGGGGGGTCGACATCGAGGAAAAGCCGGGCGAGCCAGCCCCGTACAGCCCAGAACTGTGCGTCCAGCTGATCAAGCAGATGAACAGCGTCTATTTCCTTGCCCTGCGCACTGGCAACGACATCGCCCGCCGCGTAGAGGAGAAGACCCAGTCCACCGTGGAAAAGCAGTAGCGGCATACCTGTGGGGGCGTGATTGGGCCGGTGATGCCAACGAGAAGAAACGCTGGAAGCATGAGCGATTGGGTTCTGGAGTGCCTGATGCCCCCGAGATTGACGGCGTCACCGCCGAGATCCTTGAGGCATACGCATACATCAGCCGGTCACGGCAGTACGTCGGCATGGTCGGAGCCCCGGCGCCAATCTCTCCTTCGGCCATCACCGAATACCTCGACCGCTACCCATCAGCGATATGCCGCGAAGAGTTCGACGCAGCCGTCTTTGCCCTCGATGACCAGTTCCGCAAGCACTGGGACGAACAGAACGAGAAAGCACAGGCCGCAGATGCCAAGAACAAGCCGAAAAAGCGGTGAGGTTGCCAGATTAGGGTTGTGTTAGATTCAGGCAAATCCTCTGGAGGAAGTCATGACCCGAATGTTGCTGATTGCCGCTCTTTTCCTGCTGCCCGCCGGCGCATCATTCGCCAAGGCTCCGGATCAGTGCGAGAAGATTTCAGACCTGGCCGCCGAGGCCATGAAGGCGCGTCAGGATGGCGACCTACTGAAGGATGCCACCAGATCGGTGGGCGACGGCAGCAGGTTTTCTGAGGAGATGGTGATGAAGGCCTACCAGGTCCGAGTGTTCGATGACCAGAAGGAACGAGCCACAGCCATCTCCGAATTCCAGAACGCCGCGTACCGAGAGTGCTACGACGCTCACAACTGAACAACGAATCGATAAAGAGCCCGCCTAGAGCGGGTTTTTTTATGCCTGGAGAATGACATGGCGCAGGAATCCCGCCTGGCGGTAACGATCGACTCGCGGGGCGCCAAGCGCAATGCGGACGACCTGACTGGGTCGCTTCAGGATATGACGCGCGCAGGGGATGCGGCGGCGGCTTCAGCTGATGGCGTATCCTCCAGCTTGGACGATCAGCGCAAAGAGCTTTCGCAGCTGCTCGGCCAGATCAATCCGACCGTTGCCGCCCTCGGTCGCCTGGACGACATGCAGGAGAAGCTGGCCAAGCTGAAGAAGGCCGGAATCGTCGAAAGCGACACCTTCGTCGAGTACACGGATCGCATCAATGTCATGCGTGATGCGCTCGGCGAATCCTCTGCGACGATGAACAAGGCCGGGATGTCGGCAAAGGCCTATCAGGCTGCGCTGCGAGGCGTTCCAGCCCAGTTCACTGACATTGCAGTCAGCCTGCAAGGTGGCCAGGCCCCTCTGACCGTTCTTCTTCAGCAGGGCGGCCAGCTTAAGGATATGTTTGGCGGAATCGGGCCAGCAGCGCAGGCGCTGGGTGGGTACATCCTTGGCCTGGTCAACCCATTCACTGTTGCAGCGGCTGCCGCCGGTGCGCTGGCCCTTGCCTACTACAAGGGCTCAGAGCAGACGGATGCGTTGCGCAACAGTCTCATCCTTACCGGCAACTTCTCAAAGGCATCTGAGGCTCAGCTGATTGCGCTGGCTGACTCTGCTGACCAGGTGACCGGGACATTTGGCCAGGCAGCTGGTGCGCTTGCGCAACTCACCTCTGCGGGGGCGAACACCAGCGGCAACCTGAAGTTGATCACCACGACCGCCGTAGAGATGCAGCGGGTCACCGGAAAGGCTGTAGAAGATACCGTTGCCGAGTTCATCAAGCTGGGCAAGGACCCAGTCGCCGGCATCGTTGAGCTGGATGAGAAGTATCGCTTCCTGACCGCTTCGGTCTACGCCCAAATCAAGGCGCTGTCAGATCAAGGCAACGCGGTAGCAGCAGCCGACCTCGCAGAACGCACCTATGCCGAGGCCATGGGCCAGCGAACGTCGAAGATCCGTGAGAATCTTGGGCTGATCGAGCGCGGCTGGCTGAACATCAAGGACGCCACCAACGAGGTGCTTGACGCCTTTGCCAGCATCGGGCGAAGGAGCGTGGAGAGCGAAGGCAAGGCCATCACTCAGTTGCAGCAGAAGATTGCCTATCTGCAAAGCACGCTGGACACGGCCTATGAGGACAATGATGCGCGCGATCGCATTGCTAGCCTGCAGGCCGAGCTTAAGCAGCGCCAGGACATCCAGAAGACCAATGCAGCCACCATTGAGGAAGAGGAAAAACGTCGACGGATTCAGGAGGAGGGCCGGAAAGGTCTTCAGGATCTGGACTCGAGCTACAAGAGCGCCCTGACGCAAACCCAGCGGCTGAACAAAGAGCTCACCGATCTCGATAAGGCTCGGGAAAAGGCCGTAGCTGCCGGGGTCTTCACCGCCGCCGAGGAAGCGAAGTACGCCCAGTCGCGCAAGAACATTGAGAAAGAAATTGCCGACATCAAGGAGCGCGAGGCCAAGAAGAGCACGCCGAGGGGGGCAAACAAGAGCGTGTCGGAGGCAGAGACCACCTTCGCCCGCCTGTACAACCAGTACGACCCTGCAGCCCAAGCAGCACGCACGCTGACCAAGGAGCAGGGACAGCTCGACCTAGCGCTGAGCAAGGGCAAGATCAGCCAGGAAGAATACGGCAAGGCACTGGCCCAGGCATCGATCAACTACGCCGCCGCCATCAAGGGCGCCCAAGGCCTCACCCAGGCCGAGCAGTACCGGGCGCAGCTTGAGCGGCAACTAGCCGGCCAGCAGAGCGAGTACAGCATCGCAGCAGCCGGTGTCGGCATGGGCGACCAGCAGACGCAACGACTGCAGCAGCGCGTACAGCTTGAGCAGCAGACCAACGACCGCATCCTGCAGCTGCGCACCGAACTGGCGAACGCCACGACGGAGAAGCAGCGGCAGGACTTGCAGGCGCAGATCGACCTGACCAATGAGTTCCTGCCTAAACAGCTTGCTGCACAGCAGGCCGGTTGGGCCCAGATGGATCAGGCCATGCTCAACCCGATCAACGGGTGGACGGCCGCACTGCAGAACTTCCAGGTGACAGCCACCAACGTCGCAGGCCAGGCACAATCGCTGTTCACCGGAGCGTTCAGCAACATCACGACCGGCGTTGGTAGCGCCTTCGAGAAGATGACCTTGGATGGGCAGACCTTCGGGGAGTCGGTAACGACCATCACCCGAAGCTTGGTCGGGGGCGTAATCAACGGCCTGGGCCAGATGGCCGCGCAATGGCTTATCAACCAGGGCATTCAGGTTGCTTTCGGGCAAACCTCTGCAGCTCTGGCGGCCCAGCAGATCGCCCAGGTGGGGGCGGTTACTGCGGCGGAAACCACCGGAGCGGCTGCCGTGGCCACGGCCAAGGTCGCAGCGGATGGTGTCGCAACGGCATCCAGCCTGGCGGCAACGGCAACCACCACGGCGGCTCAAACCGCAGCGGCTGCCACCACCGCCAGTGCATGGCTGCCGGCAGCGCTCGTCGCCTCTATCGGCTCGTTCGGTGCGGCGGCAGTGGTCGGCGGTACGGCGCTTTTGGCTGCCTTCGCGCTGATCAAAGGTTTCTCCACCGGTGGCTATGTTTCCGGGTCAGGGACAGGCACCTCTGACAGCATTCCGGCACGCCTGAGTAACGGCGAGTTCGTGGTGAACGCCAAGGCAACCTCCCGCAACCGGGAGCTGCTGGAGGCGATCAACTCGAACGAGCGCGTTACGTTTTCGGGTGAAAACCTTTCGGTCAACGCCAGTAATCGGACCGAAACCGCCCAGGCCCAAAAGTCAGGCATGAGCCTCACGGTGAACCTGATCGAGGACAAGGCGAATGCCGGCAAGGTGTCCCAGTCGACCAGCGAAGATGGGCAGAACATCGTGCAGATTGTTGTGGCAAGCATCATGGGTGATGGGCCGGTTTATGACGCCGTGAGTAGCAAATTCTCATTACAAGGGGTTGGCTCATGATTCGGTACCCAGAAGAACTGCCGCTGCCACTGCAGGACAGCTACACCATCGGGTCTCCGGTTGACCCTATGTTGCGCACTCCCATGGAATCAGGGCGTGCTCGCCAGAGGGTCAATTTCGATTTCACACCTGAACTTCCCAGCTTCAAGCTGAACTTCAGCAGGAATGAGGCTGCGTTTTTTCGGGGATGGTATGCAAGATCCCTGAATAACGGGGTCGAGTGGTTTGTCATGAAGCTCCTGCTGCCAGAGGGCTTCAAGGACTATGAGTGTCGATTTGTCGGAAAGCCCGCAGAGACTCAGCTGGTGCAGGTGAGCCGCTGGGAATTTTCTGCAACCGTTGAACTGCGCGAGCCTTCCCTCATCCCGCCAGGCTGGGAGGACTTCCCGCAGTTCTGGTTCATGATGAACATCATCGATATGGCGGTTAACAGGGAGTGGCCGCTTAGCCAGTACCAGATACACATGGATGCGTTCGATTACGGCGTGAATCAGGAGTGGCCTCAACCATGACCGACTCCGCCATTCTTGAGCAGATCTACCGGGAAGCGGTGGCATCTGGAGGCAAGGAGGCCTTTGTCCGAACGCTGGAAATCACCTGCCCGGCATGGTCGGCGCCGGTGCTGATCTGCAACGGGTTCAAGGACAGGATCTGCGGGACCGAAGATGGTCGATTGCTGGCCTTCATCGCGGCCAACATTGGCATCGCGCTCCCGCAGAAGAACAACAAAGGCAACCAGGCGCTGGCATTCGGCGTGGACAACACCACAGGCGAGGTCATGCAGCGTGCTGACGAGGCTCTTGATGCCAATGCCAGGGTAACCGCGACCTACCGCGTTTATCTCGCCAGCGACCTCTCTGCCCCGTGCGAGAAGCCCTACCGCATGTCGGTCGACAGCGATTCATTCGAGCAGAACCAGGCCACCCTGCAGTGCGGGTTCTTCGACCTGATCGGCACCGCGTGGCCCCGTGACCTCTACACCACCAGGTTTGTGCCGGGCCTGAAATACCTCTGAGGCATCCCTATGGAATGGATCAACAAGTACCTGTCCTGCAGGTATGAGGATGGCGCGCGCGGTCCGGAAATGTTCGATTGCTGGGGCCTAGTCAGGGAGGCACGTCATGTGCACCTGGGCAAGCGGTTGCTTCCAAGCTGGGGGCATGTGCGAAACACCGATCCGCGTGAGTTCACCCGGGCATATCGGGCCGAAGCCGTGCACATGGAGTCGTGCCGGCCGGAGCATGGTGCTATTGCGGCAGTCATGCACGGGCACATATGCGCCCATGTCGCCTTAGTGGTCTATACAGGCGGTCGGCTTAAGGTTCTGGAGATAAACCCAAAGCGCGGGCCGCGGTGTATTCCGCTGGCCAAGTGGGAGCGCGACCACAACACCGTCATCTATTACCGAGACCGAGAATGATCGAAGTCTACCCAAACAAGCTCGCTGCCGGGCCGGCAGAGGTGCGGGCGGTCGAATCGCGCCAGAGCCTGCTGGACTGGTTCCGATCCGATGGCCTGCCTGAGTCGGTCGAGCCAGCGGCGCTGCCGGTGAGCGTGTTCGTCAATGGTGACAGAGCCCTGCCGACCCAGTGGGCGACCATCGAATTTGGCCCTGAAGATCGCGTCGAGATATACCGCGAACCGAAGGGCACCGATCCGTTCTCGATCACCCTGGCCCTGGTGTTTGGCGCCAAGGCGGTGCTGGGCGCGCTGATGCCAAAGATGCCTTCCTTGAACAGCGGCGGGAACACCAAGCGCGGAAACGACCTTGGCCTGGCCACAGTCAAGGGCAACCAGGTGAAGCTGAACGCAGTGATCCGTGAGATCGCCGGACGCCAGCGCCCATATCCAGATTACGCCTTGCCGCCGAACCGATACTTCGACGACCCGCGCTCCCAGTGGATCGAGATGCTGCTGGTGGTAGGGAAGGGCAGCTACGACATCCCGGTCAACAGCATCCTGATTGGCGAGACACCGGTGATTTCACTGGGCGATGACGCAGACTTCACGCTTTACGAGCCAGGCGCCAACCTCTCCGCTGAGACCGCTGCCAAGTGGTGGCATTCCGCGCCTGAGGTCGGAGCCACCTCGACCGGGACCGCAGGCATCGAGCTGAAGGCGACCTATGCCGTTACTCCCGTGCCCACCGCTCAGTCGTACCAGTTCGCCGCCAAGACCATCACGGTGCCCACTGGCGCCGGACAATTTCCCACCGGCTGGGCTGCTGGGATGATCGTGCGCATTGAGGTCGGTTACCCATATGACGTCATCGACGGTGGAGCCGGACGCGACATCATTCGGGGAAATCTCGACCAGATCGCGCCCTACGTTGGCATGCCAATCGAGATTGTTGGTGCAAACGCCGGCAACTACACCGTGGCCACCTACACGCCTGGCGTAGGATCTGCACCTGACGAGATGACCCTGGACTGGGCAGATGGCGGAGCTGCAACCGGCCTAGCTCTCGGAACAGGCCTGGTGATGGGCATTGGCTTCCGTGGCCTGCGCTATCGGATCACCGCCGCGAGTACTGCATCTATTTCGGTTGAGCGGATGGATGTGGATGGCGAGAACGACACTACCTGGCCCGGATATGACGCTCTGACCACCTCTGCTGCTGTTCTGAGGCTGGACGGTTCAACCCAGGAGGGCGACTGGTCTGGGCCATTCCCGGCGTGCCCGGCAGGCACGACCACCAGCCGCATTGCTTGGGACATCTTCTTCCCGCAGGGCCTCGTGCATGTTGGCGGGAAGGGCGACCTGAACAACCTGTCGGTGACCGTCGAGATGCAGTATCGAGACATCACCTTGGCCGGAGCCTGGACCTCGTTCAAGAAGACCTACACCCAGATGACCTTGGACCAGCTGGGTTTCACTGAGTACATGGATATTCCCGGCGACATCCGGCCAGAGGTGCGGATGCGGCGTATCGGTGCGAAGTCCACCAGCACCCAGGACGCCAATACCGTCCAGTGGTACGGCCTCCGGGCGAACCTGCCAGCGCCGACCAGCTATGCCGGAGTCACGCTGCTTGCCCTGCGAGTCAAGGGCGGCAACCGGATCGCCTCGCAGTCGGAAAGCCAGGTGTCGGTGATCGCCACGCGCAAACTGCGCACTCGGCGTGACGGGGCCTGGACTGCGCCTGAGGCAACCCGCGATATCGCGGCCTGGATCGGCTACATCGCTGAAAGCGTGGGGTATTCGGTGGAGGATGGCGATTCAGACATCGATCTGGATGAACTGGACCGCCTCCAGGCCATCTGGACGGCCCGAGGCGATTACTACGACCGGACCATAGACACAGCGAGCACCGTGAAGGCCTGCATGATTGAGGCCCTTCAGGCTGGATTCGCCGAACTGACGATTGATCGGGGCCTTATCCGCCCGGTGCGTGACGAGCCTCGCGGCCCCGACTTCGACCACATCTACAACCCCCAGGTGATGACAAAGCCTCTCAAGCGAGAGGCAGAGCACATCACGGAGGATGATTTCGATGGCGTCGATGTTGAGTACACGGATGGCACCACCTGGCAGGTGGAGACTGAGCCTTGCCGGCTTGATGGGGACCTTGGCCTTCGGGTAGAGAAGATCAAGGTAGAAGGGATCAGCGACAGAGTCAGGGCCTGGCGATACGGCATGCGCCGCCGCCGTATGCAGGTCTACCAGCGCAAGCGCTACAGCTTCTCCACGGAACTGGACGCGCTGAACAGTGGGTATCTGGACTATGCGCTGCTGGGCGACACCACGCCCGGCTACGGCCAGAGCGCCATGCTCAAGGGCTACGCGCAGTTGGGCGGCCTCCACATGCTGGTGTCGTCTGAGCCATTCAACTGGTCGGCCGGCGGCGAGCACTGGATTGCGCTCCGGCGCAGGGATGGCAGCGCTTCTGGCCCATACGTCGCGACACGCATCGATGACTACCGCTTGACCATCCCTGAACTGGACTTTGTACCCGTTCTGGATAGCGCCATGGACGCACCGGTGCTCCAGTTCGGGCCAAAGGCCAAGTTCTGCTATCCCGCGCTCATCAAAGAGGTCAACCCGAGCGGCACCGTGAGTTGCAACGTTACCGCTGTGAATTACGACGCCAGGGTCTACCTGGACGACGACAACTTCCCGCCGGCTTGACCGGACCGGACCCTATCGAGCATGCCCGCCACTGAGCGGGCTTTTTTGTGCCTTGGAGAAACACATGGCTTATAACACCGGCAATCCGGTTGGCTCTACTGACCCGCGCGACCTGTATGACAATGCTCCTATTTTTGATAAATATGTCAACGGAGATGATCCTTTTGTCACTGATCGACTTGGCAAACAGCGCCTATCCATCAGCGGCCAGAATGAAGACTTCCAGAACGCCCAGGATGGTCGTGAAGCAGCGTTTGACGAGTTTCTTGAGTCATCGGCATTCATCTGGATTGGGGATTATGGGCCTGGCCTTACCTTCACCAGTCGTAGCCAGTACACGGTCCGGGATGGATATGCGTATCGCCTAGCAAATACGACCACACTCCCGTACACCACCACTGGTAACTGGTCACTCGAGCAAAGTAACTTCAGCCTAGTCAACTCTGATGACATTCTTCGCCAAGACCTGAGCAATCATACTGATCCTGAGAAAGGTGCAGCAGAGGTTGGCCGGGCAACAAGGCAAATCAACAGTGTTGCGGAACTAAGGACGGTCCCAGGCCGATATCACTTGGACCAATGTCAACTTGTCGGCTATCACGCTGCATTTAATGGATATGGCGGCGGTGGCGTTTACTGGGACGCAGCCTCCACCGCAACTGACGACGGCGCAACCACATTTGCGGTAGCTGGACAGGACACAGGTCGCTGGATACGGATAAATTTCGAAGCTTCCGATGTGTATCAATGGGGTGCGATTCGAGGCCAGGAGTGCAGTGATGCCATCCAGGCTGCATTCGATTGGGTGAGGGCGCGCGGGCCGGGCACAGTAGACTTGGGTAAGAGCGGTTTTTTTCTAATCAACAAGCCACTCCGAGGGTGCCAAAACCTACATTTGAAAGGTAAGGCAGTGCTCAGGGCGCAGGCGCCGTTCTCCACTGTAGTTTTCGATGTTGATGGCGGCGGCACGCTAGAAGTTGCGCCTATGCTGTACTTTGTTGACACTCCAGGCACCACCAACGCACTTAAGGTTAAGTCGGTCTCCGGCTCGCGCCGATTCAGTGTCGTTGTTGAAAAGAGCATTGAGCTGGATTGTGATGAGATCGCGGGATTTGGTGTTTTCCTCGACAACTATATCGACTGCGAGATCAACTGCAGGATCAGAGATGCCACCAAATGGGGGGTGTGGCTGTACTTCTACTGCTGGGGCAACCAGGTACACAGCTATATCACTGGCCCGGGAGAAGGGGGCATATGGCTTGGTAGTGGCTGTAACGGGGTTGACCTGACTCACGCTAAGGTCTGGGGCGATAACAAAACTCCGACGATTGCAGGTTTGCTAATCGATGGTGACATAAACGGCCTTGCGTGCTCTGGGACCTTCATCGAGAAGGTGGCGGTAGGGGCAATTATACGAAACACTTCCGGCCCCGTTAACCTCACGGGCATTGACTTCGAGCAGATCACTGGAAACACGATTCGATGTGAAGGTGCTACTACTTCTGGTCGCCAGATGGGACCTATCGTAATCGCGAGCTGTTTCCTTGAGACGAGTTCACTTACGGCTGCGCTGGTTTATTCCAATAATGCTGTCGTGATATGTCGCGGAAATCGCATGCGAAACGCGGCACTGGCTTATGAGGTAGTAGGAAACGGCTATGTGTGCGATGAAAACAACACATACACCAACGTTACGCAAGTTGGTGGAAACCGAGTGCTGAGAAAGGGTCTGGTCAATAGGTCTCTCTATGACCACAACTATTCGCAGGCTGGTTCTACTCTTGAGGCTGTCCGAGAAATATCGAACTACTCGTATCAGTACACTCCGTCACTTGTAACGTCTGGCTTATCCTTCTCTCATGGCATCAGCGACACCGGAACTCAGCGGCTGATTGGATCCTCGACATGGTTTGTTTGCGACATGCTTGGTGGGGCAGAGAGCAATCGCATGGGCGTAAGCCTCGCTTACACCGGCGGCGGGGCAAGTAAGGTCTTCTGCCCTATCGACAGCAACCTTACTGACCTGGGCGGCGTGACAAACCTGTGGAAGGTTGTTCGTGCCGGAACGGGGACCATCAGCACGTCAGATGCTACCCACAAGACTCCGGTGCGAGGCCTTACTGATGAAGAGCTTCGGTGCGGTGATGAACTGTCCCGCGCGATTGGTGCCTACAAATTCCTCGATGCGGTTGAGGAAAAAGGCGCTGAGGCCCGCGATCACATCGGCATGACCGTCCAGAAAGCAATCGAGATCATGGAGTCGCACGGCCTGGATCCGTTCAGCTATGGATTCATCTGCTATGACGAGTGGGAGGAGAAGGTCGAGGTTTCGCCTGCTGTCTACGCTGAGGTTCAGGACGAACAAGGTAACGTCATTCAGGGGGACTTGATCACTCCAGAGATTCGTCGCGTTGTAACGCCTGCGGGGAGCCTGTACTCGTTCCGGGTAGATGAACTGAAAATGTTCATGATGGCCGGCGTGGTGGCTGCGTACGACCGGCGGATCCGTGCGCTGGAGGAAGCTGCAAGCACAAATCAGTGACAATCAGGTACGATGCCGCCCGTACGGCGGCATCTATCTGGAGATCAATGTGTCAGGACGAATCGAATTCGCCAATTCGCTGCGAGGAATCGCCAGCCTGGTGGTCATGCTGGGCCACTATGTGTTTGTTTTTCATGGTTTGCGGGGCGCATATGGCGGGATGACGAAGCTTTCAGAGCCAGTTTTTCCTGCGCTCATGCCTTTTGCGCATCTCGGGATATCGAATTTTGCATTCGGAACATTCGGGGTTGCTCTCTTTTTCCTTGTTAGCGGTTTCGTAATTCCGTTCTCGTTGGAAAAATATTCGAAACATTCCTTCGGGATGTTCAGGTTTATGATTGCGCGGTTCTTCAGGTTGTGGCCTGTTTACTTGTGCGGCTTTGCAATATCTATTGCTTTTCGGTGGATATCTTTTGATGGTAGCTCTATTCAGGATAGCTATACTGCAAAAGATTTGTTCTTGCACGTAACTCTTTTTAGGGATTGGTTTGGCGGCCTTTCTCTTGATGGTATAGTTTGGACGCTTGAGGTTGAGGTTAAGTTTTATATTCTCTCAGCTATTCTTGCATCTTTCACCATGAAGGGTAAGCCTTATGTTGCTATTGTGGCCGGGGCGGCTGCTTTGGCTGGAATGTATTATGCAGTTAAGTTTCCTCAGGGCTGGATGCCGCCTAGTAACTTCCTTTATTCTGCTAAGTTTATTTTGTTCATGACAATCGGGACTCAGTTCTATCTTGTCATGAAAAAAATTATTTCCATGAAAGCAATGCTTGCATATACATTGCTGTCCTTGATTCTGTTTGTGTTAGCAGCTCCTGTTGTTGTTCGAGAAAGCTATGTTCTGGCATTCCTTGTTTTCTCAATATGCTACCTGGCCAGGGAATCGTTTACGGAAAACCGATTTGTTGGTTTCTTTGCTAATATCAGCTACCCGATGTACGCGATGCACGCCGTCTTCGGATATGTATCCATGCGATTAATGATAGATGCTGGCGTTTACAATTACCTTGCTTTGGTCATCCAAATTGGAATCACCTGCGCCGTAGCGTACCTTATTCATCGATACGTAGAGAAACCAAGCCAAAAACTAGGCTCAAGAATATCTCTAATCGAATTGAATGATCGTATTAAACGCAAACAGGTCGCATAAATTTCTTAGATATATTGAGGCCAGCTTATGGCTGGCTTCAGTTATTTGAACTATGTTGGAAGATTGAGTGTTTTATTCCCGTGGCTAGCGTTGTGCATTATGAGTGCCCATGAACCAGCATGAGCCTCATCTGCTCCTAATGATTTAATGTAATCATTGTCTATACTGACAGAAATAGATTTGTCAGAGATTATGCTCTGGCAAAGAAGAATGGACTCTGATGCGGTATAATACATGTTGGCTAAGTCAATGCTGTAACGGTACATGGACTGATTGTCTTTTGGATTACCTCCTCGCGTAAGAAATTCGTTCAGGTAGCTTGACCTATTTATCAGTGACTGTATCGCCGATCTTTGGTGTGCGCTGAACTTGTGAGCTATGTCGTTGTAAAGCCCAGAGATGTACATGGAGCCAATTTTTCTTGGTAGTGATATCTCTAGCTTATCGTCCTTCGTGAGTAATACGTGCATTAACTTTACTGTATTTAACAGTATTTCCTTCATGTTTTTTTCGATCTCATTAACTTCACCGTAGCAACACTCTACTTTGTTTTTTATGGTTCGTTTTTCATTTTTGCCATTTGAATATAGAGAAATGCCGTGGGCAAATGCTGCACCCGCTAGCGTATAAATTAATGGTATTAGCTCATCCACTAAGCTTTTTGTTTTATTCGTGCTCAGGTATGAGAGGCACTTTTGAAAATCATCTATATCCAT